ATGCTGACCACCAAGCGCAAGCCGGCGACTGTCGGCGAGATACTGACTGAAGAGTTCATGCGGCCGATGGGATTGACGCAGGGCGCGCTCGCCGAGGCGATGGGCGTCCAGCGCAAGCACGTCAACGAATTATGCGGCAACCGCAGGAACGTGACGGCGGCGACGGCGCTGATCCTCGCCCGCGTGTTCGGCAACAGCCCGGACTTCTGGCTCAATGTGCAGAGGCGCAACGATCTTTGGCTGGTGATGAATACGCCAAAGGAACGTGAGCGGATCGAGCGCGCGCGTCCGTTGGAGAATGCAGCCTGAGCACCGTCATGTGGACGAAATTGCGGGCGTCTCTGCATCTATGCAAGGAGATCAACATCTGCACCGTGCTGGCCGGGCAGAAGCTTGGAATCAAAGCAGTCGACGGAGCCTGCCCCGGACTTGATCCGGGGTATTGGCTCGTCAGCTTCATGCACGATGATCTGGGATATATGACCTGGAGCAGAGAACTTTGCAAACCATCGACAACCCGTTCGGCACGAGGTTGTCACCCATGTCTTAAGGACGAAGTGTTACCCATGTGTCCGGGTCGGACAGAATGGGCCGAAATAAAATGGCGGAGAAGAAGGGATTCGAACCCTCGATACCGTTTCCGGTATACTCCCTTAGCAGGGGAGCGCCTTCGACCACTCGGCCACCTCTCCGTTAGGGCCTAGCTATTGCCAGGGGCCCAATATTGCAAGGGAATTTTTGCAGAAAATCGACAGGCGGTTGATTTTATCGACATTAATGATGTGACGTGAACAGACGCGAACATTCATCCCGATTGCGCCTCGTTCCGCAAAATTCTCGCAAAATTTGTTCCTGATTCGTTTGTCTAGGGGCTAGGAGATCGGCAATCAGGTGAGTTCAAAAACTGCCGCCTCATCCTCTCGCGGCCTGATGCCCTTGAACGATGCGTGCCGGAGCTTACCGTCGTCCGTCCAGGCGCGATACTCGACCTCGGCGACTAGCACCGGCTCGGTGAAGACGGCATTCTTCCGCCGCAGGTTCACTGCCGGTTTTTCCGTAACGATCGATGCGAGGACGTTGCGCAGCTCGCGTGATAGATCGTGCGACCAGCCCGTGCCGCAGCCGCCGACGTAGACCAAGTCGCCATTCTTGCGAGCGGCGAGCAGAAGCCGGCCCAGGTGGCCAGGCACCGTCGAAGGCTCGAAGCCGACGATCACGAAGCTATCCCGGCGCTTGCAGGTGATCTTCTGCCACCACTCGCCCCGGCCTGACCGGTAGGGCTTATCGACGTGCTTGGCGATGATGCCTTCGAGGCCGTGCGCGCACGCGACGCGAAAGAACTCGTCGCCATCAGCCTGGACCTCTTCCGATAGCCGGATGGCACCGGCACGGCCGGCGACTATCGGGTCGAGCAGCCACCGGCGTTCGCGAAGCGGCAGTCGGCGCAGGTCCCAACCATCAACATAGAGAAGGTCGAAAGCAAAGAAGATGATTTCGCGTGGATCATGCAAGCTAGGTCGCTTACCGAGCGCGCGCTGAAGCATGCCGAAATCCGACCGCCCCTCGTCGTCAAGCACCACTGCCTCACCGTCGAGGATCAAGGTTTTGTAACCGAGCTGATGCGCCTCGGCCGCGATAGAGGGAAACCGGGACGTCCAGTCGTACCCACCGCGTGTGATTACCCGTACCCTGTCCGGCTCGACGTGAACGGCAAGCCGATATCCATCCCATTTGACCTCGAAGGCCCAATCCGGCCCTTTTGGCGGCTTGTCGACGAGCATCGCCAGACATGGATCAACCCGCTCCGGCATCGGGTCCGGCGATGAGGTGCCACGCGGTGTTTTCGACGATGCTCTGGCCATTAGCCCATTAACGCACAGGCTCGGAAAAAGCCGAATTGACTCTTTCGGCTGAGAGAACATATTAGGAACAAATGTCGGCGCGAAGATTTACGGGTGATCGAAATGAGCGATGAAGCCGGGGCGAGCACACGCAAGGAAACGGTCGTGTACGAGCACTGGTGCGAGCATGCTGGCTGCAAGAAGTGGGGCAGCCTCGGCTTTGCCCTCGGGAAAGAGGAGCCGCGGTGGTTTTGCGCGGAGCATCAGCCCGAATGGAAGTTGAAGCATGCCTAGAGACGGAGCATGGTGGCTCTCGGAGCTACTGGCCTGGACGAAGATCCGCATCAAATGCGAGTGCGGGGTAAAGAGGCAATACGACGCCCAGCAGCTCTTCAATCGGGTCGGCGACCGAAGCATGCCGGAGTTGCTCTCCGAATTCTCCAAAGCGATCGGTTGCCCCAAGAGCGGCAATCTATATCGCGACCGCTGCAAGCTCACATATGACATGCCATCGGGAGAGCCGCCCGTCTCTCGAAGGAGCCGGCTGGTGATGCGGCCCCAGCCGGTGCCCCTGAAGAGATTACTTTCGCGAACCTTCCCGAATGGTGCGACGTTCTTTGCAAGTGCCGCCGCTGCGGCCATATTGCCCGGGTTGACCGGCGCTCCCTGACCGCACGTTTCGGCAAGCGGCAGAGTGTCATTCGGCTCGCGCCGAAGATGCGCTGCGCGAAGTGTGAAAACCGAGACGGCAATGCCATCTTAATAAGAGAGCCCCGGCGATAGGGCGGCGGAAACCAGCTACCGCCGCAGCTGAGCGCCGTCGCGCTGGCTGGCTTCGATCCGCTGCAGGATCTCGCGCACGACCTTCAGGTCGCCCGACTGAGCGTTTAGCAGCGACTGCAGATCCTTAATTGCGGTAGTGATCGTCGCCGTCGACTGTTCCGTGACCGTGACGCGATACGTGAGGTTGTCGATCTTCCGAACCTCGTTTTCCAACCCGCGAAAGCGTTCTTCCGTCCGGCCGTCACGCTCCCGGAACTCCGCAAGCCGGTCTTTCTGCGATTGCTCGACTGATGTTCGCCAGGACTGGAGCTCTTCGATATCCCGGCTCTTCTCTACCCAAATGGTGACGCCACCGATGCCCATGACAAGGAGGGTGACGCCCTGGATTATCGTGTTGAGGTTCCATTCTAGCCTTGCGGCCCGCTTCGGCAGTTCCATCGCTTTATCCTCGTTGTTCCCCATCGATGCCCCTCGTATGCAATGCGATTTCGCTTGGTTGATTACTGCTGCGCCGCGTCGTGGCGGGCGCACTCGCTCTGCGTCCATGCGCGGGCGCCGCAAAGGCCCGCGACTGTCTCGTCGATCTTGTCCTGATCGGCCGGCGTTGCGCCTCGAGCGCCAACCAGCGACGTGCCGACAACAGCCCTAGCCGCCTGGTTGAGGCGGTCTTTCGATGCAGAGACCTGTTGCGTTGACGTACAGCCGGCCGCGCTCAATGCACAGGCGACGATTAACCCGAGCCTGATCAGCTTCATTGGCGAGTTCTCCGATTGCTTTGGTGGTGGCGGCTTCGAGTTCGGCGCGTTCGAGCTGCCGGCCCTCTTCCCGCGCTCCGGGGATGATCCAGAGCGCGTTGACTGCCTGCGTGACAAGCAAGACGACGAAGCCGCCGGCGATCGCGCCAGCGGCAAAGGAGATGCGGCTGAACATCACGCCATCCCCTCGACTTGTTTCGCCACGGCCTTTCGATCGGCGTTCTTGCGCCAGTAGAGAAAGCCGGCGATGCCGCCGAGCGCGAGCAGGAGGATGAGCAGGTTCTGCCAGGGAATGCCGCCGATCGCGGTGAGGATCGACGCGCCGCCGCCGCTGACGGCCGGAACGATGACCTCTTTCGATTTCCACCACGGCGCATCGAGGCTGGGCGGAGTGACGGGAACCGGTACCGGCTTCTCCTCGGTCACCGGCGCCGCTTTGACCTCCGGCCGGGCAGCCTCGCCTGGCGTGAGCGCCACGAGCGCCGTATGCATCGCAGCGCGCGTTTTCGGCCCGACATCGCCGTCGACTTGCAGGCGCTGGTCAGCCTGAAACTGAAGGACATTATCGGCGCGGTAGCCGAGCAGCACGAGCGAGATCCGGGCCAGCCGGTCAAATCGATCAGACAGGCCGTTCTTGCCGCCGTTGATCTTCTTCGTGATCGTCTCGGCGTCGCCCTCGTCGGCCCAGCGGTTAAGGTCCCGGGTGTCCCAGTAGAACAATGGCACCAGACCTTCCCACGGATCGCTGTTGACCGCATCCGGATCCTTGACGAAGTCCGGGCAGTCGAGACCAGCGGCGCGGCACCAGTTGCGGAACTGGCGATAGTTGTCCTTGCCGGTCAGCTGCATGCCGGTGCGTCCGCGGTAGAGATAGCCGTCGCCATCCTTCTCCGGCGTGTTGCCGAGATCGGTCCGAGTGTCATATCGCTGCTGCGCCGGCGTCGGTCCCCAGATCTCGCGATCGTAGCGGAAGTCGCCGCTTTCGTGCATGAGCTGGGCGAAGTACTGGGCGAGCCGGTGCGGCCGATCCATGCCAAACCGGTCGCCGTACCTGTCCAGCGCCACGAGCACGGACGCGAGGTTGCTCTCGTTCACCTTGCCCTTTGCGGCAGCGCGAACGTGCTGAGCGGTGATGGCGCTCATTGAAGTCTCCTGGTTGTCGTTGGGGAATGCTCGGCGGGCTAAGCCATACTGATTAATGGCGGCCGGCGGTGGTCAGACTTAAACTGACGTTGGTCGTCTTGCCCCTCGCAGGCGGCCGGGAGGCTCGTCACCGGCCGCAACCCTTGACGGGCCTCGCCATTGATCCACATCAATGGACATGGGGGACTTGGACATGGACAATAGCGAAACGAAAAGCGCCGGCCCAATCGAACCGGCTTCTGACCACTCAGAGAACGCGGCACAGTGCGCCGCTTCGAATCTTCTGGATTTTGCGGCGCAGCTTGCCGGCCTCGCCGAGGACCTCAAAGCTCTAGCGGCACGGCCGATCGAGCCCATCCCATTAGCCGCGCTGGACCCCTTTTAACTATTTGATTCCTTTGGTTGCTCGGTCCCATTACTAGTCACGTGGTGGAACTTTTCCCTCGCAGCACCCGTTGAGACGAATTGGCTCTCAAACGAAAGCGAACTCCGCCATGAATGCGCAGAAGGCAGGAATGGCCCGGTTGTTTTTGGCGGCCCCAGATCTGCGTGCTAGCGCGTGGATGATGAACAGCTCCGTATTTCTGAAGCTCTGCGTGGCTTACGAGCATGCGTGTCTGCGCCGCGACGGCCTTCGATGCGCTGAAGAGAAGGACGACGATGCCCTGATTGGATGCGAAGCGGAGTGCAGAAGCCTAGAAGCTGCCGCCATCGCTTACATTCGGACGCAGCGGCAATTCTCCGGCCTTCGTTGAAAGTGACGTCCTCAGGACACCAGCGCCACGACAAGCGCCGCTACGAAAGCGGCTGCGGCGAGAGCTGCAGTCCATTCTATTATCTTGACGCGCTCATCAGGACGCATCGCACTCTCCTTCGGTGCGCCCCCTGGGAACGAAACGTTCCGCAACAAAGATGGTTGCCCTCATCCCCGAACATGAGTTCGAGGGCGACGGGAAGAGTTTCCCGAGCCATATGTCACCTTACTGTTTGGGAGGAAATTGTTTGCCCTAGTGGGGGCATCAACTTTTTATCGCGCGACGCATCAGGTGTCTTTCAATTCCGATCGCGCAAAGGTAGAAGCAGCCATAAGTTGAACAAAATTGTCGGAGCTATGAATGTCTCTCGCGCTTAGCCCTATAGCTTTTGAGCGTATTCAAGCGGTCGGCCATAGCGAGCCTGATCAGGAGACCGTCGATTTGGTCTTCGCTTCGGACGAGAGATACATCCGTTTCACAGCCGTCACTTTGGCGTCAATCCTGAAGAATTACGCAGGACGGCAGCCTATTCGCGTGTTCGTACTAATCGAGAAGCTGCTGCCCGAGCAGGAGCGAGCGAAGATCGAGGCACTGCAGTCGATCCATCCGTTTGCGCTTCACGAGGTTCCCGTCGATGCCAGCGTCTTCGCCAACATCAAAACCTCGGAGGGCATCTCGATCGCCACTTATTACCGGCTGCTGATGCACAAGTTGTTGCCGGCCGACGCACGCAAGGCGCTCTATCTGGACAGCGACTTGATCATCCGCAAGTCAATTGACGAGCTGTTCGCCATCCCGTTCGACGGCGCTCTATTCGCCGGTGTCGAGGACACGATCTCTCGCACCTACAACAAGCGTTCCGGGCTTCCCGAGGCAGCTCCCCACCCGAATGCCGGTGTCCTTCTCGTGAACGTCGATCTAATGCGCGACATCGGCTTCAGCGAACTCGTTGAGCGATATCTCGAAAGCAACCGGTATCGCCTAGTCCTCGGAGATCAGCAGATCATCACCGAGATGTTTTCCAGATCGATCAAGTACACCCCGATCAAATGGAACGTTCACGGCTCCATGTTCCGCCCAGGCTGGGTAGCGGAAGTGGTCGGCGTCAACAATTTCATGGACAAGTCAGAAGCGGCGGCAGCCATAAGCGACCCCGCGATCATTCACTACACCCTCAAGCGCAAGCCTTGGATTTCCCTCGAACACCCCAAATCGGAAGAGTGGTTCGATTATCTCTCCCTGACACCCTATGCTGCTGAGATCGAAAAGCCCCAGCCATCGACCCCAGCTGAGAAGCAAGCCACCCAGAAGCCACAGAAAAATACGCTAGCCCACTTCTTGACCGTCATCGTGCCGGCCACCGTCGTCAGCTTCACGCGAATCCGCAAAACGCGCTTGGCCGTCGGAAAGCTCGAGAATCGCGTTGAGGCCGTAGAGAAGCGCAGCAATAGGGCGAATGCAGCGATCACCCTGAAAAGCACACTCCTAGCGAAAGCGTCCGACGCGCCTCCAACTTTCAACGCCCGATCCATGATTGAGGCGTTGCCTGCGAACGCTGCGATCATGTCGAACGTCAACAAATTCGATATGGAGGGTGGTTACGCCGAGAACATCAAGACGATCACGAGAACCTCGGATTTCTCCTTCTTCACGGATCGGCTACCGAACGCGGTGTTCTTGCTCTCCCAGCGCATAGAGCAGAACATGTTCTGGTCCTGCGTCGAGACGGCCTACCTCTACGATCTGCCACTCTATTTTACGGAAGTCGCCCTCTTCGGTGCCTTTGCCTCCTATTTCGATCCCGACGCGACTCTGAATGAGCGTCGCGCGCTCGGCTTCATGATCGACGATATGGGCTATTACTTCGATGCGCGGCAGCCGTCTCGCATCGAGCGGACCTTGAACGATCCGGCATTTTCCCTGGCCGATGAGCAGGGCCGCCGAGCCCGCGCCGTCATCGACCGAATCTGCGCCGAGAAGATCACGAAATACAACAAGTACGTCGAGAGCCCCGAATTCGAGATTGAACCCGGGGCGGTCCTCGTCATCGACCAGAAGAAGGGCGACGCTTCGATTCAGTTCGCGGGCGCGAATGACGCCAGCTTCAATCGCATGCTGGAGGCTGCAGTGGCCGAAAACCCAGGTCGCCCGATTTATTTTAAGCGCCACCCCGACAGCATCCAGCGTGACATGAACTCATACCGCGACCGCAGCAAAGCAGAAATAACGGTTTTGCCAGACGACGTGACGATCGGATCAGTTATCGATCGATGCGACAAGGTATATACTGTCTCCTCGCAGGTTGGATTTGAGGGCCTTATGCGAGGCAAGGAAGTAGTTACCTTCGGGACGCCCTTCTATTCCGGATGGGGCCTGACGAACGATAGGAACGCGACCCCGAGGCGAAAGCAGAAGAGAACAGTCGAAGACCTATTCCACGTCGCCTGCATTGACCAGTCGGTATACCTCAACCCAGACACCGGAAGGATAGTCGAGATCGAGGACGTGATCGACATTATCCTGCAGATGCGCGCCGACAACACTCTCCGCAAAACTTGAGACAAGTGAAGTTTGTTGGGCAGCGCGCACGCACGAAGCATCCGCCCTCCAAGCTTTCTCGATCATTCCGACTTGGACCTTTGCAAATTGGTGTCGCTCCTCTTGCGTATCATCCAGTGACGACTAGATCTCGGTGCTTCCTTGGACGGGAGCGTGTTCAAGGAGACTCCGTTGTCTACAGGAGAGAGCCGTAGTAGACCAATGAAACGCTCGCGAAACCCATCGCTGCGAACAACCGCGAAATGAAGAATGACGACCATTTACGACGCCACCCACTCGCACATCGAACGTTCCGCGATCATCAAATCCCCGGACAAACTTGAGCACCCGGTGTCCATCGGCCATCGGGTAGAAGTTCATGTCGATGTCGACGTAGGATCATTCAGCTTCATCAACACTGACACCATAGTCTACCGAAACACCTCAATCGGGAGGTATTGCTCATTTGCACGCGGCTGCGAGATCGCAGTCGCCAACCACCCCACAGAGATGTTGTCGTCGCACAGTTTTCAGTACAGTGGGTGGATGTTCCCGAAGCTGGAAGAATACAATTTCAAACGCCAATCGAAGTTCCTGGCTCTCCCAAAGACAACGATTGGTTCCGACGTTTGGGTGGGCGCTCAGTCGATTATCAAGGGCGGTGTGACCATCGGCAACGGCGCGATCATCGCCGCCAACTCTGTCGTGACCGAGGATGTTCCTGATTACGCGATTGTCGGCGGCTCCCCAGCCAAACTGATCCGCTACCGCTTCGATCACCTCACGGTCTTGTTCCTCCTACAAACGGCATGGTGGGATCTACCATTCAGCGTAATCAAAACCCTTCCATTCGATGACATACAGGAGTGTGTCGCGAGGCTCAGGGAAATTCGGAAGTCCATGCCGGAAGCAGACGAGGCGGGCTGACCCAGTATCGACCCGAGACTGTGACGAGCTGCTCTATTGCGGCGAAATCGAAGCGGCGGTATTCATCGCCACTTAACCAGCTGAGACATCACCATGGATGCCAATCAAGAACTTTCGCGACCATCACTTGGGGAACTGATCGTAGACCTCATCGGAGCGGTGAACCGCCAGCATGCATTCTTCGATGATGAGGAGCCGAAAGACAGTGACGGTCGCGACGAGGTGCAAGAAATCGTACAGAAGATTGACGACTTATACGGCAACCGGTCGCCCGCCTAAAGCTCGCCTCTAATCAAACAGCAATCCCTAGATGCGCGAGCACGTTGCGCATCTGCACGCCGATTGTCGCCAACTCCGCGTCGTCAATGTAGCGGTTGTACATCGCGACCGCCGCAATGTCGCATTCACCTTGCCACGACAGGCTATAGGAACTGCCGATGCGGAAATCGCCTGCGGCAAGCACACGCGCCTGTGAAGTGTAGTTGGCTGCCGCCGCCGTGGCCGCCGTCAGATTGTCCCGCTGCGCTCGATCAGTGCGGACGCGAGAGGCAACAAGGCTCCAGCTCGAGAGCGTGGTCGCTATGCTTGTGCCGGCGGAGGTGACAGCGGTGTTCGTCCCATCGGTGTAGCGTGAAGCGCTCATTGAGGCGAGAGTAGTGCTGACATTGCTGTAGATGCTCGCTCCGGCAAGTCCAGAGGCGAGATAGCCGGCCTTCGACCCTGAACCGAAATTGCTTACGAACATCGGGGAATGCGCCTGGTCGGCCATTGTGTCCGGCGATTTCACGGCGGCGATATGTGTGAAGGCCTCGGTGTCCTCGATCTCCGTCTGGAAGAAGCTTTGGCCGCCTTTGAAACGCAAGAACGCGCCCTGATCGGAGGGCGTACCGAACACCTCGGCATCCACGCCGCCGAGCGCCAGGTTCTTGGCAGACGCTCGGATTCCCCGATTAAAGAACCACAGTCCTTTCAGGCCGCTTTCGACGGCCGCGTTGAAGCCAACTGCCGACGCCGAGAAATCGGCGCCGGGTACGAGAATATTGGTACCCATGTAATTTTCTCCTTGGGCGAATGAGAGATTAGAGAGCGCCTTGCGCCACGGCCGCGGCAGCCGCCGCGAGCACTTCGGAGACGCGCGCAATATTGAAGGACGACAGGTGCACCGTGTCGGAGAGGCTTGCCGTCTGAATGCCAAGATCAGAGGTCGAGCCAGTGTCGAGCGCAAATCCCACTTCCTGAGAAGCCATCGCCCAGGCAACAGTCGGATGTCTACGTCTGCCTGCTCGCGGACGAATTTGATTTGGCGCGACAGCACCTCGACGTATTCGCTCCACACTGTATCGCGGTCACTTGAGCGTGAAACCGGGGGGAACCAGATGACGATCTTCGTTCCCGGCCGCGCCGCTTGAATCTGCCCGCACATGATGGTGAGCCCATCGGTGATCGCGGGCCCGAGGTCCGGTGAATTGAGGTCGCGGATGTCGTTGGTGCCAAGGCCGATGAATACGACGTGGGGATCGGCGAGTGTGAACCGATCTAGATAGAAATCGAAGTCGAAGACGTTTCCGTTGCGCACGACAGACGGGTCGTCTCCGCCGGTCGCCACCCGAAGGAAGGGATTTTGCGTCTGCTTCGTCGCCTTGTCGGAAGCGAGATAGGTTGCCTCAGCGCCGGGCGCGACGATGGAGACGCGATCCGTCACCGCGTAGGTGAAGTCACCGAACTCCCAGCCCTCGCGGCCTTCGCCAAGCGGTCCCGTCACATCCGACGAAATTTGTCCGATCCCTGCCCCGTTCAGAGTACCGACGAATGTGAGCGTGTAGCCCTTGGCGGCGGCTGCGGCGTTCATGCGTGCGGCCATCTGCCGGTTGGTGATGCTGTCGCCGATCATCAACACCCTCGCAGTGTTAAGCGATCCCGGCGCCGCGGGCGGCGTAACTACGGAAAGCGTCGCCTGATGCCGTATATCCGGGTTCACCTCGTCCAGCCGCGTTTGGAGGTAGACGGTGCCACCGCATTTCGTGAGGTCGACCACGAGCTCGTCATCACCGAGCCTGCTGTACGACGGGCGCGATCCGTCCGTAGCCGCCTCACTGTAAAGCGATGCCCGCACGCGGGAGATGTCACTGCGCGCCGTGAGAATGTTGCGCGTATAGAGATGCGTCTCCGCGCCATCGAAGGCGACCAGGTGGCCACCGATCAGCGGCGAAGCGTCGAACCCGGAATTGAAGCCCTCATCCTCGCCGCCAGAAACGCCAGGAGCGCGAAACTCTGTTGCCGTCAAGGACAGAGCCTTGAAGCCGAACTCATCTTGAACGGCCAGCAGCTCATCGGCGCTGCGCGTGTCGCCAATCTCAAAGCTTCTCTCTGGCGGGTTCTGTCGCAGCGAACCGTCCGTTTGAAGCTGCATGCCGACGAAACCGAGATTGTCATGGAAGCTCGCTGCCACCTGCGCGACCTTGGAGACGAGAAGGTCACCAACGCGCTGCCACCCAGCCGGCGACGTGCTCCATGCATATTCTCCCTCGTTCGCCACCGTGCCACCGACGACCGGATCTGTATGGGTGCCAGCGTCTGGGCCCGCGACGCGCCCTGCCTGGCCATTCGTCGTTCCGACGATCGCCGCCAGCGCCGTCCATGTTCCCTTCTGCACGAGGCCTGCCGAGGCGGCTTCCGCGATCAGCTCAACCTCATTTATCTGAGTCTGCAGCTCGGCCGCCGTATTGGCGATCTTCTTATCGATGACTGGCCCGATAGAGCGGATCGTGCTCTTGTCAGGCTCGACTGGATCTGACGCTGGTCCGTCCGGCCAAGCAACTGCGAAAGCATCCCTGATTTCATCTGCCATGAAGCACTCCATGAAGTATCGACCCGGCACGCGGCCAAGGTCGATACGGCTTTAGATTTTTGGTTTGATCAGACGATCGTCACGGTCAGGGGGCCCGAGGCTGGGCCCTCAACTCCAGAGACATTCAGCGGAAGAGCGTAATAGTCCCACACACCTTGCGGTGCGCATGAAGCCGTTTGTTGATAGAGGACAGCGTCATCGACAGCACCTTCAAATGTTGCTGTCCCGGCAAAGCCGAACTCAGTATTGCCCGTTACGGCCGTCAACGATCCGCGGTAGGTCCCGTTGGCTCCATGCGAACCACCGGCAACAACCGTCCCGCCGAGTAGGCGCGCACTTGCAGTACTGGCCACCCAGTCCAGCAGCGTGAACTGGTAGCGGTAAGCGGTCCCGACAGCGAACGAAATTGGCTGCCTAATGCTTGCAGTGCTCCCAGCAGCTTTGCTCGCCTTGCCGCTTGCAATGGTCCAGCCCGCGCCCTTCGTCCACACCGTATCGGTGTCGAAGCCCGGATTACCAAGCAAGTTGGCTCTGGTGGTATCGCCATCCGTGAACGAGTAGTTCGCCGACGGCGCCACTGCGCGCGTGCCGACCAGGGTTGCAGTATCTGGATCGAACGCAGAGCCGGAAGGCACCCGATATATCTCGACGGATCGGACGTGAGAGTCGTTGCCGGTCGAGAAAGAGAACGCCGCATTGCCGAGCCGCGGCGCAGATCCAGTAAGCGTGAATGATGTGAGCACAGCCGGAGGTGTCGGATCGGATGTCGAAGTGACCGTTTCCGTCACGGACCAGTTTGAGTACCGCCTGTTGGACGCGATGAACGCGGCCTGCACATCCAGAACCTGATCAACAGGGACATTCCCCGTCGAAAGGTCGATGTATCCGCCCGATGGCTCCGCGTTTGGATTCGGTTGCTCAACCCACGCGCCAGGGGTCCCGAGGCCGTCCGCATTGGCTACCCTGTAGCGAACGACCGGCGTCAGGCTCCCGTCATCCGGGTCGATGATCACGACGCGGATATAGACACTCCCGCCATTTGCCTTCGCCTGGATAAGGTTGATGACCGGCGTCGGGATCTCCGAGGCGTTCGCCGCGGGCGGTACCGGCGGTTGTTGCCCCTCTTCCGTGGCCGGGTTCCAGTCGTCAATCCCTTCGGGATGCTCGATGAAGTCCATGGTAAAGCCGCCCTTTGTGATGGCCACGATGGAACGGCGGTTCTCAACCAGTTTCCCGTCCAGTTTAGGAAGCCGCTTGGGCGTCTCTAGACGAACCCACCGCGCATAGACGGCGTTGATGCCGGAGAGCCGCACATCGAGGCTGCCCTTTACCTCCTGGCGCTGGCGCAGCCAATCACGCTTGCCGAGGCGGCGGGCTTGCCGCCACTGGTGGCACCACTCGTAACTCCCTTCCATGGTCAGCACGCGGCCGGCGGCGATCTGAGCGTCGGTGTCCTCAAAGAAGTCGGTATCGCAGCTCGTATAGTTCGTCGCCGGATAGGTGAATTTCGGCACGAGACGATTGCACTCGTCCTCGAAGAGAACACCGTATTGAACGTTGTGACCGACAATGTCGGCATCCGTCAGCGTTGCCGTCCTGCTTTCACGGAACTTGCCAACGGTCAGGATGCGGGCGCCGTCACCGCGCGCAACCAAATGACCGTCGCAGGTGGCGAGGATCGCGTTCAGGCCCGACTTCGGTCCGTTCTCTGTCGTATCCCAGCCGTTGCACTGGTAGCGCTTCTCCGTGCCGCCGCCGGCGAGAGGGACATCCTCGTCGCAGATGTCGGCTTCCTCTTTCCAGAGATCGATAACCGGCAGGAGCGCCTTCTGGTAATCGAGGCCGAATCCGAATTCGTTGAAGCAGAGATGCCAAGCCAGGATGATGGCCGAGTTGCGCGTCCACGTCCAAGTGCTCGGGTCGGTCGGGCTCTGTGCCGGATCTCGGAAGTCCCAGCAATAGGCCCCATCGATCTCCACCGACGGCGACGGCGCCCCGTAGGGAAACGCCGTCTGCTGGTCTTGCGCGTCTGCATTGTGCGCCCGCATGGCGAGCGACGCTTGACCGTCTCCTCGATGATCGTTGGTCCAGATGCCGTCCGCGCCCAGTGCGGAGACGAGCTCGGCATAAGGAGTCTCCGGATTGGCGCCGAGCCGCGTATACAGCCTGACGTTCGCGGAGCCCGCGCCGTACCGACCGCCCGTCGTCAGCGGCGTCACGACGTTGTCGACGACTGTCACCTCATCGTCGTTCAGATAGAACCGGTTGAACGACTTGATCCGATGGCCGGCAATGGCCTGCACTGAATAGAGGTTGGAGCCCTTCGCCTCCCACATCATCCGCGCGCCGGCGACGCGAGTGCGGCCGACGGCATAGACGCGGAACGGAATTGCCTGGTTAAGCGGAGCTCTACCGTCTTCGGGTTTCGGCGGCTTCGGTGCTTGCGCCAGCAGCGCCTGCAGGCCGATCGAGATGGCCGTCGTTGCAATCGCCGATGCGATCGAGGCGTAAGAGATGGACGCTACGCCAATATTGAGCACACCAGTGCCGAGGACAGCCGTGAAGATCGGCGTGAAGATCGGATCAAACAGAACTTCGCTATAGAGCGACGTCGTGCAGCCGAGCCCATAGCGCTGCAGCATCATGCGATGATGGAAACTCATACGTTCAGATCTCCATCCGGCGCGCGCCAGGCTGCAACGTGATCAAGTTTCTTGGCGATGACGCCGGACGGTGCCAGCAAGGCCCAGAGCGGACCGAAGCGGACGGCGCATACTTCCTTGACGCCGGCCATGCCAGCAGGAGCGAGCACGACGCCGACGTCGCCGTCGCTCGGCTCGTCGGTACGTACAAAGCCCATCGGCTCCAGTGCGGCCGCTGCGAATGCCACGAGGCCGCCGGCCTGGGCCAGGATGTCGTGAGCGCCTTCGGCCGTGCTGTATGTGCCGCGATAAGCCGCCGCGGGATCGACGCCGACGCTCTCGCGCAGCCACGTTCCGCAGAAGGTCGTGCAGTCATCGCCAGCAACCCCGCCCCACCTGAATTGGTGTGGCAGGGCAAGAAACTCTTGCAAGGTCATGGCAGTCCTTAGAAATTCGGCCAGACTGGCTGAACGCCCCTGGCGAGCCGGCTCACGCCGTCGCAAAACTTGTCGGTATGCGATATCGCCTTCTGATGCGGGCTGGACCAGACCGAACGCGCTCCCCGGGAACGGGTCGCCTCGCCTGTGACAACGGCGAGAGAAAGCGTGATGCTCGGGCTATCGCCTTCTTCGACTGGCGGGCTCACCTCTCCGGTATGAGATGCAGTTCCGGTCCAGATCGGAATGATGCTGCTCATCGGCTGGAAATACCGATCGAGCGTCGTCAGCCCCATTTGAACGGCGGCGCCGCGCACCGGCGGCAGGCTATCGAGCATCTTCGCCGAAGTCGTCGGATCCAGACCTGAAAGGGTGAACTCGACACTGTCGGCGGTACCGTTGACCAATATCTCGAGCGTCGGCACGCCGATAAGACGGCCGCCACCGAGATAGACCGTCCCTGTCGGGTCGATGCTGTCGAAGTTGGCCGGAATATCGTTGATCCCGAACCAGAGATGCAAAGCAGGATCCGTGTCGACCCTGAGGAAGATGCCGAGCTGATGGCTGCCGCGCATCTCCTCGACGATGCTCGAGGGTACGAACTCCATCAGAACGCCTCCGTAAACTGAAGCGTCGGCCGCGAATGATACCAGCCCTCATAATCCCAGGGCAGCGTGAAGCCGCGAGGGAACTTCATCACGCACATCGGCCGCACCAGCTCGACACGCGTCCCGGCGGTCACCGCCTCGCGCAACGGAGGAGCGATAGCAAGCGTGTAGACCGGGTTGGTTTCGCTCGTCTTGCTGATGACCTCCCAATACCGATAGGCACGCCACCCCTTGGTCGGGTGATAGATCGAGAACCAATCCGACCAGCGCAGCGGCCGTGCGGCGCCGTAGACGCGCATTTTCAGGATGCCGGCCCCAAGGCTCGCCGCCTCGGTGACTTCGCCGTACACTGTCGCCTGGCTGTAGCCGGAACCGTCCGAAAAGAACGAGCCGTCGGAGTGCGGAATACCCTTGATAATCGGGCGCTTCTTGCCGCCTATGATTGGGAACGGTCCGATCCCGTCATTGATGATCGGCACGTTGAAGAACCGATATCCACCGTTCCCGCGCGCGCCAAGCCAGTTGATGATCTCGTGCCGCTCGGTGTCGTCAGCCTGCAGGACGCACCGCTCATAGACTGCAGTGACGATACCGCCGCCGCTAGTCTCGATGCTGATCGACTCCCCGACACCATTGACGCCGCCGTCGATCGCCGACCCGGGATTGTCGAAACTCGCCCGGGTCGGCCGTAGATACATGATCGGCACAGTCGGCTGGTTGATGTAGACTGCCATCCATCAGCCTTTCTGCGCTACAAATCGCTTCTGCGTTTCCCCGAACCCAACACGCCGCTGCTGCTCGTTATACTGAGACAGCGCCTGCCCAACGCCTTGCCGCACAAGCGCCCGGACATGCTCATCGCCGTTGGCACCGATCACGTTGACGTTGAGGTTCGCCGGAGCGTTGGAACGCTGGTTGTTGTTGTCGTTCAAGGATTGCATGAGCTTGTGATTGCTCATGACGCTCGATCCCTGCGGCAGGTTGACGAGCTCCGGACCGCGCTCGCCGACGACCGACAAGCCGCCGGGTGCGTAGGGCGTCCCATTGGCGTGTCCATTGATCAGAAAGCTGCCGAGCGTCGTCGTCGGCTTCCACGCGCTGCTGAACAGAGAAGCCCAGTTGAAGCCGCCGCCCACACCCGCAACGCCGGATGCAAGCGAGTTCCCTACCTGGCTTAAGCCAGTTCCAAGCTGGCCCAACCCTTGGGTAGCCTGCTGAGCGGTCCCGCCGAACTTCGCCAACGCCGCTTCTGCACCATCGAGTCGGCCGGCGAAGTTATGAGCGCCTTCAGGGTTGCCCCAAGAGAAGCCTGACGGGCGCTCGAAGCCGGCGAAGGCCGCGGTTGCGCCGCGCACATCCTTGGCGCTCGTCAGCGCCTGCCAGGCACGGCTTTCCGGGCCCATGAGCTCGCTATAGGCGAATTCATGCTGCGCGAGCGCGTTGCTCAGGTTTCCCTTCCCGCCGATCGCATTGAACAGGTTGTTCCTGCGGTCGTTGTGCTGGTAGAGCCCGAAGGCGTTGCCGCCGTCACCAACCGCGAGCGGATTGAACGCGCTTTCGGCCTTGATGTTGCCGAGGACGCCGGCGACCTGATGGTCGGCGAGGCCCTTCGACTTCCAGAAGTTCCAGGCCAGTTCCGCACCGGACCCCGAAACCGGACCGAGCGACGAACGCGCCACTGCGCTAACCGGCGCGGCAAAGGAGGCGTTGTCGTTCGCGGCTCCACCGAGCAGATTGCTCACGACGCCACCGGCCCCGGAAGACTTCCCGCTTCCGCCGGTCAGCCAATTGCCCGCAGCGGTAGCCAGTTGATCAAAGATGGCGTCCCAAGCCTTTTCGCTGGCCTTCTGCGCAGCGCTCAAAGCCGACTTGACGATTGCATCGCCGATCTTGCCGCCGTTCGCCCATGCCTCCTGGTGAATGCCGTCGAAGAACCCCTTGAAGGCGTCCTTCGCTTCATCCCGGCGCAGGCCCTGGCGGATTGCGTTCGCCTCAGGGGAATTCAGATCCTCGTTGAAGCCGTAGCGGGTGAGCGTGGTCGCGACCTGCCGGTCGATGGCGCTGCGTTCCGCCTGACGCTCCTGAAACGAAATGTCGAGCCAGAAGTCAGCCTTTGCCTCGGCTGCCTGCCGATAAGCCTTGGTGACGTCGTCGACCTTCTCCTTCTGCGTTTCGAGCTCGAAGAAGCTCGGCTTCTGCCCCGGTACCGGGACGGATGTCAGGCGACCATCGGAGTTGAGGATGGTCGTGGCGTCCGGATCACCGCTCAACTCGATGTTCGGTCGGCTCGTCGGAACACCCGGGGTGCGCGGCATAAAGTCCGCGGTGCGCATCGTCCTGCCGTTTTCGGTGAAGAACGATCCGGAGATGATGTCCTGGACGTTATCGGCGCCCGCGATGCCGGCGATCCAAGCAGCGCGCGCTTCGCGTGAAGCCTCGATGCTGTCTCGGATCGACTTGGTAATGAGGTCGAAGGCGTCCCGGAAACCGAGAACGGACTTGATGCCATACCGGTCCACCGCTTCAGAAAGGAAGCGCTGAGCGTTGTTGATGTCCGCTATCGATGCGGTACCCTCATCGAGGCGCTCGCGCAGGCCACCGAAGGCCTGCGAGAAATCCCGGATGAAGGCGGGGTCAGCGTCGATGCTCCGGAGGCCGCGAACAGCCTCGGAGAACTGCCGATTGACACCCTGTAACTCCTCGCCGAGGCCCTCTAGCTCCCGCCCGGCCAGGATCTCTCCTGCTTCCCGGCCCTGAGTGATCTTGTCGGCGCGGTCCAGCTCGTCGACGTAGGCCTTCAGCTGCGGCGCAGCATCGCCCCAGAGAGCGGCCGCGCGCCGGATCAGGTCGTTCTGCTCTTCGAAGAGCTTGCTCGTCTTGTCGGTCCCGCTCTCTGCCGTCATGAAATACTGGACCAGCGCGGCGGTACCGGCGGTCAGGCCGATGGTGACCAGCGAAACAGGGCTGATTAGCGACGCGAAGGCCGAGGCCAGACCAGAGACCGGCCGCTCCATCGACCCGAGAACGGACGCAAGCTGCGTTCCCTGCTGCAGGCCGATCATGAGCGGGTTCATGCCCATGGCGGCCGTGACTGCGATGTCCTGAAACTGGAACGCAGCATTGGCAGAGTTGAAGCCCTGCCCGCCCGGTCGGTTCGTGTTCGCAGCCTTCACCGCAGCGCCGGCGGCCGTCGCCGACGTCTTCAGCCTCTCATATGCCTGGCGCTCACGATCAAGAGCCTGCGTCATCTCCTGCGCCGTGATGGCGCCGAGCTTGTGAGCCCTCTGGATCTCGCCGATAGACGCCTCGTAATCGCGCGTGGCTTTCGCCAAGGGCTGATACTTCAGCGTGAGCCGCTCGACTTCCATGCGGAAGGCGCGCACATGCTCATCCTGCGCTCCGAACGAGCGGCCGAGATCATCGATCGGAGGCTTGAGCCTGCCAGCGCCCTGCCCTGCCTTCCCAAGCGCGCCGCCGAGCTGCTCGACCTCGTTCTCGAGCTTGCCAACAGCCTGTTGAGTGCGGCCAGCGGCTGCCGTCAGATGATCGAGGTCAGCCGCGCCTTTGACTGCCGGCGAACTGTCGATCTTGAAACCAAGCGTTGCTTCGGTCATTGGTTTATTCTCTCAAGGATGGAGGACCCGACTTGAAAAGAGCCGCGATACTGATCGCCATGCTGGCGATGACGGGCTGCCAAACCCAGATGCGTATGCTTGAGACGACCGGTGATGTGAGGGTCGAACCATCCACCGCTGCCGGCGCTGACTATGTCGTTCACCTGCGAAACACACTCGATTTCGGCTACAATCCTGACGACAAGACCAACCGCGACAGGTTTGCCTTGAACTATCTCAAGAGCCAGTGCCCTGCTGGTCGGATCGTTCGTGAGTCCGTGATCAACACAGGAACCTATGGTCTAGGTCGCCCCGCTCGCATCTATTCCATCTATGTGAAGTGCTCTTGATAGACCGGCTCGTCATCGGCGCTTGCTGGGGAATAGCGCATCAAACAGACGTGAGGTGAGCGGGCGCTCGGAAACAACTTCGGCTTTCTCCGGCTCCTCATCCTTGGGCGCCATGACCTGGCGACGCTTAATGTCGAGAGCGAGGATCGCGTCGAGTTGCCATTGTTTGAGGACGAGGCCGCGGAGCCTCGCCCATTCTGCGATTGCGACAAAGCCGAGGGCGTTAGGCCCGTAGCCATTGCCTGTGCGCTGCGCGTCAAGTTCCTGGAACCAGAACCAGACCTGTTGGCCGGCCGCCGGAACCGTCAGCTTCTTGCCCTCGTGCTGATCGACGATAAGCTTACAGAGCCGGTCGATCAGCCTTTGGTAAAAGAGCCGCGGCGAACCGCGCGGACCTCGACCTGTTCACGGATGATCCGGAACTTGGTGTAAAGGTTGCGAACATTCTCCTCAGAGAAGGGCACAACGCTGCCCCCAATCTTCGGATTTGGCGACCAGCTCATGGTTGCCTTTGCGAGGATGGCGACCATGCGGGCGTCGCTGTCATCATCCCGCGCCTCGCCAAGGCTTTCGCGATCGGCCGCAGCCTTGGCGAACTCGGAGGCAACATCGCGGACCGCTTTCTGCATGCGGTCGCTATCAGGGCCGACGACGCGGATCTTGAGGCCGATCGGCTTGGCCTGCTCGTTCAGGATATCGATCTCGATACCCTCCTCCTGGGATTGGACGAGGGCTTCGAGGCCGGAAAGGTCGACAAACTCTTCAGCCATCACGAACCACCTGCAGGAGCAACCGTCAGAACGGCGCTGTTGATTTCGACATTGCCCTGCAGCAGGCGAGCCGTGTTGGCGCCGCCGCCGTTCTCCTGGGCGGTCATGACGATGCCGTAGAAGTACTTCGCCGTTCCCGTCGGCGCGGTCGTGGCGGTATGGGTGCCCGACTGCGTGCCGCTGGTGGCAATCGCTGCGCCGCCCGGAGTTGCAGCGACCTGAAAGTCATTCGCGGACGGGCTGACGACGTAATAGGTAGTGCCAGCCGTGAGGCCCGTCGGCAGCGCGCCAGTCGTCGAGAACTTGACCGGAGTGCCGGCGGCTAGACCATGAGCGTTCCAGGAGATCACGCCAGGGGTCGCGACGGTGATCGTGACCGTCGACGTTTTCGCCGGCGGCGCGTCGTTGAACAACAGCTTGAACGGATAGTTGTAGGGCGTTGCCTCGGCTTCGATAAGCGCAATCTGACCGACGTCATCCGGAAGGATGATGAAGTTGTTCTGCATCGAACCGGCGTTTCGCGTGCCCTTCGCCTTTAGATCGCGACCGGACGAAATGACGGCTTCGGTGATGAGCGCCGCGGCGTCACCGATTGCGCCCATCGTCTGCCAGCCTTTGATTTCGGTGAAGGCGACCGACGAGAAGAGCGCCTCGTTGATATCCGCGTCATCCGGAACGTTATTCACCGCCGGCCCGATATAGATCTTCGCGCCCGCGACTGGGTACAGCTGAGCCATAGCTCAATCCTTTCTGTCTGATTGCGCTTGCCGAAGGCGCGGAGCGGCAGGGCCAATCAGGCCGGAACGTGCGGGTAGCAAAGCCAACGCGCCGTAACAGGCACGGTGACATGAGTGCTACCGATGATTAGGAGGCTCATTTCCGGATCTTCATCGAACCGTATCTGTGTGCCGTCCTGATAGAAATTCGTGCCTGCTTTGAAGTGGTTGCAAACGACGCCAGCAAGCTCGACAGCATCGACCTGCGCCCCACCCTTCGGCCAGTTCACGTTTCCGCGAATGAACCCCTGCCTGATCGGATCAATCTGAAGCGACAAGTCAGTTCTGATCGAGCGGTTGAAGTGGATTTCAAAGCTGACGTACTTTGTCGTAGCTGTCGGCGAAAACGGCACGCCGGGTAGAGCTACGTTTCCGGCGTGCGTCATCCCGACAGGGAGGGGCAATGCCATCATCCGGAGCATGATGCCCTGGAAAATGTCCTTTTCAATCGTGTCAGCCATCTGCTACCTCTAGGCCTATGGCCGAAAACAAAGCGCTCTCAGATACCGAGGTGCATGACCTCCTGCACGAGGCGCAATCTCTGCTGCTGAACAAGACAGTGCGGACCGAGAATGGCCGGCAGGTTCTTTCCGCCGCGATCCGCGATCTGGATGTCCTCCAAAAGGCTTTGATCATCATGTCCGAGGGGACGGACCCGCTTCAAAGCGACCGCGAACCTTCGCCTCAGCTTCCTTGACCGTCTGCGGCCAGGTCTGAGCTTCAGCATCGACAAAGCCGAAACCCTGCTGATTGTAGACGCGGCCCAGACTGTCCTGCCCGACGAAGCCGTAATTCATGCGCGGACCATAGGCCGCTTGAAACCCCAAATAGAGCGTCTCGCCGACATCGAGGTTGGAGATGATGAGTTCGATCTCGCCGCTCTCGTCCGGATATTCCTTCTCGCCTTCGTCGACGCGCGGCATTGCCGATGTCGAGGCCATGAGCGAGTTCTTCAGGTTGCCGGTGTCGACTGGCATCCGGCCGCCTTGGGCTACAGATGTCCGAACGTTGTTCGCGACCATCTGCGCAGCGGTGCGCAAGACGGCCGCCTCGCGCTCCTTCTCCGCTTCCACCCATGCCGAGACCTGCGCGGCGAAGGATACGTTCTCAGTCGACATTTGAAAGGACCTCACACTCTAGCAGTGAGCGCTGACGTACCCCGCCGCCAGCAGCCCGATTTCCTCGGCGATACGCCACTCCGAGGACATTGGAAGGTCTGCTGGAACCTCAATTATCGACCGCGAAACCTAGCGTATTCCTCGGCAAAGTCGAAGTTGTATTCGACATGGCAGCGGCAGCCGATGATCTCTGCTGCACCAGCGCCGAGGCTGGTATCGCCTGGGAAGCGCATCATTGCGCCCGACGGCGACTGAAATGGCACGTCCATACCCGTCACTTCCTCGGCGTTCAGGACCTGATGCGTGTGGCGCACACGGCCGTCGCCAACCGAACGCCAACGGCGGGTGACGAGGCTGGCGTCGCGGCCGGCGCGGTCCAGTCCCTGCTGATAGGCTTCATGCTTCGCAGCGTGGACCGATGACTGCGTTTCCGTGCGTGCGATGGTCTGGGCCCGGAGCTGAACATAGCGGTCCGCCAGACGGCCGGTGATCTTCTGCACGGCGTCGGCCGGAAGCGGCTTGCCCTCGCGTATCGCCTTGGCGACCTGACGATCGAAGCGCTTATCCCGGCGCGTGAGTGTCAGGTAGTGCTTCATGCCCTCCACGTCGCCCGAGAGGAGCGCCGTGCGCGCGTTCTCGACCGTGCGGGCGAGCTGCGACGTCATTCCAAGCAAACCGCCCTCACGGCGACCGGTGACCCGGTTCACGCGGCCGGCGATGTCGAGAGCAATCGTGTTCGGCCCCTGCCCCTTGGCGTAGCCTGCTTCGATACGCTCCCGGGCCATCTGCTTCGTGTCTTCTGTCACATGCGTGATCATCGTCGACGACGCTTCGCGGATGATCTGCTCAGCACGCTGATTCTGAACGTCCCAGCGGAACACGACACGGCCGCCCGCCGGGTCCGACAGGCGCGGCATGTTCTTGGCGACCAGGAGGCCACCGGAATTGAAGGCGGTCCGGATCGCTTCGGAGAGTGGCCGGAATGCTGCCGGGTCGATGTGGAGAGCCGCAATGGCGCCCTCGACGTCTCGGCGTTCCAGCCGCTCGACGACCTCTTTCAAGACGATCTCGGATTTGATGTCCTCGATCGCCTCGCGAAAGGCCTTCTCCATTGCTGGGGAAAGCTCCTCGATGAGGGCGTCGAGCTGCTGGCGGAGTGACGCCAAGTCTTAAGCCTTCCGAGCGAAATAGCGCGACTGACCAGCAGCAAGCCCACGCAGTCTGGTTTCCTCAGCGTGGCGCATTGCCAGCGCTACGGCGCTCTGCACCTCTGCCTTGATCACCTCGATCGTGATCGGGCTCGGGGCGATGGGCTCAAGCGGCAGGATTTCGCCGTGGATGTAGTCGGTCGCCGGCTGCTCGCCAACCAGGAGCGCAACAGGCGCGGCTATAGCGCCGCCGAAGGCAAAGCCGAAGAAGGAGCGCCGGTTCACTGCTGCACTCCCTTTTCGACCTTCTTGGCTGGCTTCTCTGCCGGCATTTCCTCAGCCAGGCCGATGCCGATCAGCGCCTTAGCTTCAGCCTCCGGGAATACATCGGCATCGCCGACGGCATAGCTCTTGTAGGCTTTCACGAATCGGACTTTCATGATCGTTATCCTCTTAGTTGAAGCAACGTGCTCTCCGTTGCCTTTCATCAAACAGCTTCTAGGCACCTAATCCCCGCCTGCGGAAAGGAACCCGATGAACCGGAATGGGCTCTACCTCGTGATCGCCGTGCTTGCCGTTGTCGTTATTGGACTGGGTGTCTACGTCTACCAGGAGGAGACGACACAAGGCGTCGAGATCGAGATTGGCGAGGACGGGATCTCTGTTCAGGAGAACTAAGCCGCGATCCTTCCTTGGACGATAAAAACGACGTTGGTCACGCCGTCGTAGTTATTCGGATCAGCGGCGATGACGTGATATTCGACGCCGCCGGCGGCTATGACGTCGCCGACGGTTGGCACGATCGCGAGGCCCACCGATGAAATGTAAATCTGCCGATCAGCCGTCGTGATCGTGGTGCCGTCGATGTACCTCTGGTCGTAGGTCATCGGGACGAGCTTGGCCGTGTATTCGACCGGGACCGGATCGCCGCCGTAGACAGGATCCGGAGGCGTTACGCGCTTCACGGCGCCGGTCTGCCCGAACTCCTCGATGAGCTCGTGCGCAGTAGCCTGCATGTCGGCATAGTCGAACGTAGCCATCAGCAGCCAACCGAGAAAATACCGAGGCAGACAAGGCTGTCGTCGCGCAGGAAAGGCGCCAACATGCCGTCTACGACTGAAATGATGGGTGTCAGGTCGGCGCCGGTCTCGCTCTCGCTGGACGTGCTCTGATACTCGACCTCGAGCTGGCCTACCTTCTTCCGCTTCACGCGGGTAGCGCCGGAGCCGACAACCGAAAGGCTGCCGGGTTTCATTGCTTCCTGGTAGGCAGCATAGAACGATGCGTGAATGACGGCGGTCGGCACGACGTCGGACGGGATCAGCTTGCCGTTGACGACCGCGCCCTCACGCGGCCACTGCCGCTCCTGAACCGGATCAACGACACTGCCGACGAAGCGGGAGCCGTACACCGCATCGATGTACTGGCTCCCGCGATTGCGGAGCACGGCAGGCGACGGCGCGCCAGATGGCAGCGTGTAGCCGTTATCGTCAAGCCACGCCTGAAACGTGGCATCTGCACCGTAGCCTGCCATGATTGCCCCTTACGGCTGGGTTGCCAGGTCTTCAAGCGCGGCAACAATCTCCGCCTTGCTGGCCGGCGTCTTGTCGCCGAGCAGCTTCGTTGCTGCCGACTTGAAGGTCATGAACGGCACGCTGGTGTCGTTTGCCATGGCGAGCACGTCGGCCGCCGACTTGGCATCGCCAGCGTCCCCGGTAACGGCTTCCTTGTCCTTGCCGCTGGACGAGATGACCTCGTACCGTCCGGCCCATGCTTTCGGCTCTTCCTTCAGGGTCAGTTCGGTACCGACCTCGACCTCGCCCTTGGCACCGAAGATGCCAGGCTTCGTGATCTTCACACGTACGCTCATCGGCGTATCTCCTTGGTTTCAGAAAGGGAAAGCCCCGCCAGAAGGCGAGGCCGGTCCTTAGTCGATGTCGGTGGAGTAGAAGACGCCGGACTTGCCGTTGTAGTCGGCCCGGATCTCGATGCCCATCGCGCCCATGACCAAGAACTGGTAGTTGTCGGTCGGGTTCTGGCGGGTCATCGCCGTCGTGTTGACGGCCATGCCGACGAGCGGACGGATGAACTCAGACGAGGGCACGAAGCCGAAGAACTGGTTACCCGTCAGCTCATAGGTCACGGCGATCTTGTTGATGCGCCGGTTCGTCAGCAGGTACTGCAACAGCGTGCCGCCCTTGAATCCAGAGGATCCGGAATAGGAGCGGTCGAAGTTGCGGCCGATCTCCGGCGAGACGTAGACGTTGACCTTGCCGGTGATGAGCTGGGCGTCGAGCATGGCGCCAAGCGTCTGGCTGAAGAAGGTATCGATCGCGTCCGAGGTCGTCGCCGGCGACGTCAGGTCGATGTTCGCACCGCCGGCCGCCGCGCCGAGGTTGATGGCCTTCGCGAGCGGAGAAGTGCGGATGCCGTAGGCCTGGTAGCCGCCGACCTTGATGTTCGCATCGCCATCGAGAGCATAGAGCGCCATGTCACGGCGGATCTTGGCGGTATGTGCCTCCTGATCGTCGGACAGTGCGTCGAAGTTCTCCGACTGCAGCGTATTCCATTCCCGCCATTCCCGGCCGTAAGCCGTGGAGAAGATCGGGACCGGAGCCCCGCGGTAGTCGTAGACGACTTTATCCATCGCGACCGGGACCTGGCCGGACATGGACCGGAAGACGGTGCCAGCATCCGAGGAGACGCGATTGAGGTGGACGAGCTTGCCGATGTTCACCGCCTTTGCGAGCGGCATCAGGTCGGCCATGTACACTTGGCCCTCGTCCGAGCGCATGACGCGGCGAGTGATGCCGTCGAGGTCGAGCCACGCGTCGCGCGGCAGGATGGCGGCCGCGTTCTGAACGGTCGCCAGCGCGGTTTCCGTCTGGTGGAACCATTCGCGGTTCGCCTGTACCTCGTCCCACCAACCCGCGTGGATTCGGGAGTTGGCGACGAGCTGGGAGGAGAAGTAGCGCATGTTCGGTCGCTCCTTAAGCGGCTGCCAGATGGCCCTTGGCCGCGCGCACGCGAACAAGCTGATCCGATCCGGAGGTGTTGTTGTAAGCCTCTTCCGCGATCGCGATGACGCGGTTGCCGGCGGCGACGGGGACGAACCGGCCGGTGGCGTTCGTCGTCAGGCGAGCGCCCTTGGCGATGTTGGTGCCGGTCGGAACGCGGACGTTGAAAAACTGCTCGTCCAGCATTTCCATGCCGATTGCCGTGTCGCCGGATGCCCAGGCTTCATCGACGCCCTTCATCTGCAGGTAGTTGTCCTGCGCGATGAAGACCTTCTCGACGGTCGAAGCGCCGGCGATGGCGAACTGACCGCTGCCATTGAAGACGATGGCGAGGCCCGGAAGAATGGCCGCTGCGGCAAGCGCTTCCTGCACCTGCGGCAGGCGTTCGGTCACCGGGCCGGCGAAGATCTTGTTATAGCGGGCCATGATTATTCACCCTCCGGCAGCTTGTAGGTCGGCTTGTCGCCGCTGTTGCCCTTGAAGGCAGGGTTGAGCGGGGCCGCCTTGCCCGGCTCGGCCGACTTGGCGAGAGCGCGCAGCGTGTTGAGCGGGGTTGCCTTGGCCGTCTCCTCGTCGAGGACGTTGGCCTTGACGATCTTGGTGACCAGGTCGGCGTGTTCCGCGTCGTCCTTGGCCTTCTGGTTGGCGACCATCTCGGCCTGCTGGTCGAGTACCGGCTTGAGGGCGGTCGTGACAGCGTTGGAGATCGTTTCGCCGATCTTGCTGAAGCCTTCCGAGAGGGTTTTGACCTCGTCGGAAAGCGACTTGAACTGCTCGTCAGAGACAGGCATTTCGTCTTCCTTTCGATTGGTTGAGGGTACCCGCCCGGAGCCAACGGCTTCCATGATCGCGGCCTTCACTTTGTCCCAGATGCCGATGTTCTCTCGGCGCCTGAGTGCTTCGACGAGACGGGTGCCCGCCCAGTCGATCTCTCGGTCGGCTTCCTCGGTAAGAGAGGAGTTGATGACCTCGATTTCTTCCTGCTCGCCCTTTGCGTTGACCAGCATGCCGACGCCCTGTTCAGGCGTGGCCGCGCCCGCCTCTCCCAGGAGGATGGCGTCGTGGTCGAACACGATGTTGCGAGCGATGTGTTTGTGATCGGAGGCGTTGGCGACGGCCTCTAAGTTGGCAAGGAGCCCAGTGGACGTGTGGACCGGCTCGCCCTTTTCGATGGCTGCCAGGACGTCCTTGCCGCCCTGCGAGCGGTTGGCGACCTCCACATCGATGACCTTGTCGAGGAAGACGCGGCCATCCTCGCGGCGTACGTTCTCATTCCATGCGCCGATGTAGCCGAGGTTGATGCCTTCCGGGTCGCTGGCCGAAACGAACTTGCCGTTGATCATCGGATGGCCGAGCGGAGCCGGCGTCCGGTTGAGGGTGGCAAAGCTCTTCCCGATCTCGTCGGCGGGATACATGATCCCGTTCATGATGATATTATCGGGGAGCGTAGCGCTCGGCACGATGACGACGTCACGGCCGTTGCGCTTTTCCTTCCGGACAGCCTTCGTGTTCGCGACGGAACGAACGTTCACGCGGACGTGCTTCATTGTTCGATGTCCTTTGGTTTCGTGCCGAGAGCGCCCTCCGTCTCTTCGTCGGTGGGATCGTTCCGGTACTTCTCGGAATCCTTCAGCGGCTCGTAGCCGGCGGCGCCGCGGATCTCCTCAGGCGTGAAGCCCCACTCCCCGCTGTCCTTGAGCTTCGTATTTACGTCGGCCATCTTGTTGGCCCGATCGATCTTCTCGCCGATCGACGCCTCGGTGAGATCGGCCCAGTCGAGATGCCAATCCCTCTCGGGAAGGATGCCGAACCGTTCCAGCCGACTGACGAGCGACATGATGTTCGGGACCGTCTGGTTCGCCCGGCGCGACATGTTCGTCTGCGCCCACTCGCTTGCGTCCTCCTGGCTGGCACGCTCGCCGGTCTGCATCCCGACAAGGATCTTCACCGGCATGTTCATGGACGCTGCGAAATCCTGCAGGGCGATGGCATAGAAGTGCTCGGGCGACGGCAAGGTGACGTTGAGCTGCTTGGCCTGCATGCCCATGATCATGAGGAGCTGGTCAAAGCCGGCGTTATATTCCGCCACCTGCTCGTTCATCTTGTCGGCAAGCTCTTCGACCGACACGCCCATGGCCTTAGCCATCATGTCGATCTTGGCTTCCTTATCGACCTCGAGCACGGGCGCGGACTTGGCGTTCTTCCAGAACCCCTCGCCGCCGGCGCCGCGAACCTTCTCCATGTCGATGAGCGAGTTGTAACCAGGCTCCAGAGCCGACGAGGCGTGCACCGTGCCGTTCTTCGACCAGATGATCACGCGATCGGGATGAATGACGAGGTTGCGAGGCTGCTTGACCGTCGTGTCGACGGCCGATTCGTTGAATTGGAACACCTTCGGCTGCCCGTAGGTCTCGGACGTCTCGTCCGTGTCCCACTGCGAAACCTCAAGCTGTCCTTCCCATGCCGGGATGACCTCGACGAGGCCATCGAGGCCGCCACTGACGCGATCGACGGGCTGATCGAACCGCTTGCTGTCTGCGATCCGAAGGATAACGCCGGCATAGGCGCCGACCATCGACATGCGGTCCGCCTCGGCAAGGCGAGCCCAGAGCCGCAGATCGTCGAAGCGCTGCCGGATTTCCTTCTCCAGCGTGGTTTCGTCGTCCTCTCCTCCCTGCGAGCCGTCGCGCTCCTTTTCGAGGAGGAAAGGATTGTCCTGCCATGTCTTCCGAACCGTCTTGTCGACACCGGCGGCCGCGACACCGTTCCGGCAATACATCCGGTAGACCTGGGTGAATGACAGGCTCTCGGGGTAGCCGAAATCCTTGTAATGGTCGTGTTTCGTGTTCCCGTTGGCAAAGAAGGCCGGGAACATGCTGCTGAGGCGCCGATGGGCGTAATTCACCAGGCTGACTACGTTGCTCATCGGTGCCTCTTGGTCAGGAACATGGCAGCGGCGGGGCCGGTGGCGATGTTGACGTTGTCCGCTGCGATCACCGCGTCAGCGAGGTTGTGAGACTTGACGCCCAAGTCCTTCTTGAGCTTGGCCTTCGGAACGACCCGCTTCTTGCCTTCGCTCTCGACCCACCAGGGGACGCAAAGCTCGGTGAAGAGCGCGTCCAGCTTCTTGGCGCCCATGGCCGAAGAGAATGACAGGACGTCCTCTGGCTTGATCGGGTGCCCTCTGGTTACGGCGTTGAAGGTCAGCATCGCCCTGCGGGCTGTGTTGGCCCAGGCCTGCGCCTTGAGGTTCAGGTACTCGTCCTTGTTGAGCGGACTGTTGTCGTTCAGCGCGTCGCTCGGCTTATCCGGGTCCATGACCGCGCCGCCGGCGTGGAAAGCGAAATGCTCGACCTCGGAGCCGTCCACATTGTTCTGCTCGTCGATGTAGCCGCCGACAAAAGCGCCGACTCCGATCGTGTCATACGAGACGGTAGCGCCGGCGTGCTTCGCCTTTGCCCATACCCGCTTGGCATTCTGGACCAGTTCGTCTTTCCCGGATGCCCAGTCCTCGGCGTCAACGAAGACGCCATCGATCTTATCCGCGGTCGCGCTCTTGTCCTCGCCGTCATCGGCAGGGTCGAAGCCGATGATATTGCGGCCGGTGAGGCTGACCTTCAGAACCTTGTGAGCGTCAACGCAGGCATCCAGCCAGCGGCGCTTGAAGATCGAAAGCTCGCTATCGCCCAAAGGCACGCCGCCATAGACGTGCTCGAATAATTCCGGGTTCCGTTCCTGCATCGCTGCGATGTCGCGCAATGCCTTGGCCGACAGGAACGGGTTTTCGGTGTGGTTGATCCTGCGCACGATGCAGTGCGGCGGGACGTTGACGACGAAGTTCTTCCAGACGTAGTCAGTTACGAACTTCGGGTTGAACAGCAGGATCGCCAGGCTGTCCTCTTTGCGGATGGTCGGCCCTATGACCGTCCATTGCTCCTCGGTCAGCTTTTCGGCTTCTTCCACCCAGAGGATGTCGACGTCGGACGTGCCCTTGATGTCCTCAAGGTTCCGCTCGATGCCGTAGAAGATGAACTCCGCGCCGGTCCGGCGATGAATGATCGTCGTCTTCTGGACGTCGAAGGCTTTGCTGAGCCCGAGATGAGCGATCGCCCATTTCAGTTCGGTATAGACCGAATCCTGAATGCGGTTCTGGAAGCGGCGGATGCAGAGCACCCGCATCCTTACTCCGACATGGTCGACCAGGCGCACCAACTGGCACGCCGTGTCTCTTGTCTTTGAGCTCGATCGCCCACCGTGGAGAACCGCGATGTCGGCCTGCCCAAGGAAAACCTCTTCCCAAAAGTCGTGAAGCGCAGGGTTGGTGAGATGGGTGGTGGCGTCTAGCTCTTTTCGCTGCGCAGCACTTCCCGCCATGTTCTTGTCTCGGTCTGTATCGGGGCGCCGTCAGGTCCAGAGTGCTCGTGTCGCTCGACGAACATGCCAAGGTGCTTCCCGATATCCACGAGCGCGCCCTTCTTGTCGTGGAACTTGATCTTGATGCCGCCGGTAGAATTCTGGCTGATCTCGGCAATTGCCGCGGCTGTGTCGTCGTCGATCTCGTCGCTCGAAATCAGCTGGACGTTGTTCGTGACGACGTTCTTGATCACGAGGACATCACCACCATCCGGGTTATCCTCTTCGGTCACCAGCGTGCCTTGCCATTTGATCGCCTTGCGGATGTCCGCGAACCCGATCTTGGCTAGCTCTGCCAGGACACGCTCTTTCGTGATGGCCAGCTTGTCTATGGCCTTCTCGGTGGCCTTTCGCTCTACCGTCTGCTCCCATTCGAGAAGCTCGGCAACGCGTTGTCTGATGTTGTCTTTCTGCTGTAATCGCGAAGCGTTCCCACGGTCAGGCTTGAAGCCTGCTTCCGCATACGCGTCATCTGCTGTCTTGCCTTTGGCGAGCGCCTGCGCGAACTTCTCGTGCCGCGCGTTCTTCAGGACGGGCATGGTGAACCTCGGGAGGGCCGAATGAGGGGGAAGAAATACCGGGCAAGTCCGAAACTCAGAGCCGAGAACGGGCGAAAAAAAGCCAGGATCGAGCGAATTAAGGAGCTTATTAGCCGTATCGAATATCTGATGTCGAGAACGACGGGCCCGCGGTACTTCGCCTACAAACTGAAGCGTCATCAGGCACAGCTCGCGCTAAAGGCTATAAAGCGTTCGATGCGCAACAAGCCAAAGCGCGGCGGCAAAACACCTTACGTCGTCAACGCGAAAGGCGTTCAAGGTGGCGCTCCAGGCCTAGTTCAGCAAAACCGATGACGGGCCAACACCCCTCGCGAAGCCGCTTGGCTATACCAGGTCGGCCCGGAGCTCGAAGACCAGCACCCACCGGTAGGTGGTCTTGTAGACGGCCTGGAATAGCTGGTAGCCCTTGGCGCGCCACTCATTGGCGACACGATCGAGGTCGTCTTCTTCGCCTTCTACTTCCACAAAGCGGTAGTGCATGGGCTCTCCTCAAAGCGAAAGCCCCGCTACCTGTTACGGCGGCGGGGCGTATTGATCACTCGGCGGGCGTGAAGTCGAGGTAGTACGACTTTCCAGGCTCGAACTGGACGGCGGCGTCGGGATTGTCGACGTTCATCCGGAGTTCGCCCCAAGGGGTCGCCTTCGTGAAACGTCCGTCCTCGGACTGGATATCTTCGGAATAGACGGTGTGAAGGAACACAGTCGTGCCTTCCTTGCCGCTGCACATGAATTTCGCTCTTACTCGTGCCGTCATCGGCCTTCTCCTTGGTTGAGCCCGGTACCGCCGGGTGCGGATCTGGTTGCGGCGACAGGATTCGAACCTGCGACCTCCAGCTTATGAGGCTGGCGAGCTACCGGGCTGCTCTACGCCGACAAAAAAGACAAACGCGAGTGGTGGCGACAACCATCTGCGGAACAGGTTCCTATACGGAATACCCAATCAGGGCTTCCCGTGAACAACGAAAGGAAACCTATGTTTATCCGCATTCAGTACGGCAGCTTCTCGCTAAACATCCCTACTGCGATGATCATTCTCATCATCGACATGTTGCGAGATTGGTGGATTTGAGCCGAGCTTGAGGCGACCACCCTACCGCATAGACGGCGGTTATCGGGTGGTCGCGCTTGCCCAGTCGGGGTCTATCTGCATTTTCCAGCAGCACTACCGGGCAATTCAAGTTTCAGGATTTTGGGCGCATTTCTTCTATGCGCCGAATGTGATGGTTTCGGCAGCGGCCCGGCGAGTGTTCCCTACATGAGGTCCGCAACTGAACAACCGCAAATCACTGCAGCAAATCTATACAGCTTGCCGGAGATTTTCAACCTCCGCGTCTGCCTTGAGACTATTCAATTCACTGATAATTTTCTGCACGCGCTCTTTAATCTGCGGGCTTAGAGAATCTATAGCCCTCTCTGCCTGATCGACCATGGACACGCGGGCTTTCCTGCCCTTCGGCAGGATCTTGCGGAGCTGACCGCGAAGGTGGTGGATCTGCTCGTGGCGATCGTTCTCCTTCCGGCAGTGCTGCTCGTAGAGGAAGGCCTGCCGGCGCTCGTGCTCGGCGAAGTACAGGGCCTCGATGGTCACGTCGGGAAATTCGAGCGGACCATAGTTGGCGCCGCGGAGAAAGCACACGACGCCATCGACCCTGCGGAGCTCCTCGAAATTCAGCCTCGGCAGGTTCACGAAGGCATAGCCGACGAGTAACGGGAAACGCTTCTGGAGGATCTGTTTCGTCCGGTGATGCCTCAACTCGGTGTAGAACGACGGCATGAAGATGTCGAAGCCGTCCTTGCGGCAGTTCCGCTCGATGATGGATTCCATCCGACGGCTTTCCGGCAGGCGCTCGTCAACGGCCGCCATGCGCTGATAGCCGGGGGCCGTTCGAATCGCATACCAACGTGACCTGATCATTTCTGCACCTCATTTGCGCGCTTCATCAAACGGCGTTCCTTGAGGAGCGCGTTGCGACGTGCGTTCGCCTCCCTGTAGCCTTCGACGGTGTGATTTCTGATGGTTGTCGCGGACACGCCATATTTTTCGGCAAGCTCGCGGGCGGTGGCGCCGTTTGCGGTATGCCGCTTAATCTCCTCGATCTGCTTCGGCGAGAGACCTTTCACCTTCTTCGTGCGGTGCCCATGCTTCATCAGGGCGTGTAGGACCGTGGTGTGGTCGCGGCCGCCGAAGAAGCGGCCGATCTCCAGCGTCGATCGATCGAAGCGCTTGTGTACCTCGAACATGATCAACTGACGGGCATTGGAGACAGAGCGGAGCCGCGATCGTCCCGTTATCTCCTCGACGGTGAAGCCGAGCTCTTCCGACCGGTTGCGAATGTATTCCGTCGGGCTGTTCTGCTTGAACAAGTGGCGGCGATAAGCCGATACATGATGATCGAAACGGACGTCGCGTTGCTGCCATTCCGGCTTGGTGGACATCGGCTGCGTGGCTACGACGACGTGCCCCGGGGCTTTCGGCTCCTCGCCGATCTCTGCCTTGCGTGCCGGCGCTGCCATAAGCCGCGCACGAATGGCGGCGTAGTGCGCATACTGTCGGCTGAGTTCGGATTGTACGGCAGTCATGCCACAAGGCTCCTTTTGGGTTCTGCTTTGAGTTCCTGCCAGCCGCGGCCGTCGTCGGGCAGCAGCAGATGTGGCGGGACAAGGCACCCGGCCTCCCCTGGCGCCGGGCCCCACTCGTCGTGGCTCCAGCCTGAACGCTTTCTCGCGAAACGGAGGCGGCGCGCCCAATCGTCGTCGCTCTGGCCGATCTTGGGCGGCGGTGGCAGAGCGCGGCCGGCTGCAACGCGTCGCTCGTAGGCTTCTCGGATCATCGGGACGAAGTACGCCCACGACTGCGCCGGCCTCATCATTTTCTCGGCTTTGGAACGGATCACTGGGAGAACGTCGAGTTCGAGACTGACGCCGTTTGACACGAGCTCGGCGATCGGCCCGACGACGAATGAACCGTGAGGCTGGATCTTGCCATCAACGGCGTCCGTGAGTTTGCTTTGGAGATGGTCAAAATCGATCTGCGCAGGCGGCGGCGCGGCTACGCTGCTAAGCGTAGCTTCTGGCTTCTGGCTTCTGGCTTCTGGCTTGGTTGAACGCCCGTTGAACGTCCGTTGAACGGGCGTTGCCTCCGCCTCTTGATTTTGCTTCCTTTTTTCGGCTGACATTTTTCCGGCGCGTCGGGCTACCTCTGACTTTTCCGAGAGGTAGACTTTCTCTTTTTCGACGCGATCGTTCCAAAGGCCACCGTTGACGCGCGTGACTTTCCCCTCTTCAATAAGAGTGTCGAGCGCCTTCTTGAAGGCAGAATTAGATGCACCGCACAGACGCGCTAAGCGCGCCTGGTCCTCCGGGATCGGTTCGCCACGCTCGTACATGGTGGCGACGAGAGTGATGTAGACGCCAGTCTCGACAGCGCTCATGCCGCGCGTGCCGGCGAGCCAGTCAGACGGGAAGAATCTGACCCAAGGGAAATCGCTCATTGGCGCGCTCCATTCCTTACTGCTGAGTAGGCCATGTCAGCGAAGAGATGCACGGTACCGAGCGGTCCGTTGCGCTGCTTGGCGATAATGAACTCGAGACTGTTCCGGCATTGATCCAGGCGGTCCTCACGGACCATCTGTTCCTCCTGAGCCCCGCCGGTGGCGCGCTCCAGGTAGTAGGCCTCGCGGAACAGGAAGGCGATCATGTCGGCGTCCTGCTCGATCGCACCGGAGTCGCGGAGATCCGAAAGCATCGGCCGCTTCTCTTCCCGGCTCTCAAGCGCACGGTTCAACTGTGAGAGGAGCACAACGGCGATATCGAGCTCCCTGGCGAGCGACTTAAGCCCGGAGGTGACTTCGGCTATCTCGTTCACACGGTTGCCGCTGTAGCGCGAGGATGGCCGGATAAGGCCAAGGTGGTCGATGAACAGCACAGACATCGTATTGCCGTCCGTTCGGCTATCCTCAAGCATGCGCTCGGCGCGAGTGCGTATATCGGTTACCGTCTGGCCCGATTGATCGTCGATGATGATCGGCAGGCGGTTGAATTTCTCTTGGGCGCTGATGATAAGGTCGAGCTGCTCGTCGGTGACGTCTCCGCGGATGATGTCGCCGTAGGGTATTGCCCCTCGCCAGTCATAGAGCACATTGGAGATGGCGCGGGCGGCCAGCTTCTCGGCGTCCATCTCGAGCGAGACGATGCCGCAACAAACGCCGGCCTTCGCCGCGTCGATGGCGACAGAGAGCGCGACCGTCGTCTTTCCCATAGACGGACGCGCGCCGATCAGAGTGAGGTCCCGACGTTGGATTCCGCCTGTCATGCGATTGAGGTCAGCAAGGCCCCAGGTGATGCCGGTGAGGCCGGAACCGCTCTGCTTTGCTTCGGCTGCCGACGTGACGGCCTGCATTGCTGCGCTGGCGATCGACACGCGCGACTTGCGCTTACCACCCGACCGAACTTCCGCCATGACGTCATCGATCGTCCTGGCAGCGTCGTGAGCTATGGCGCGGACATCGGCCATCGGGTCATTCGCAGCCGCGTAAACCCTTCCAGCCTCGTTGGCGAGCGCCAAGCGCGCCCACTGCTCTATGATCTTCCTTGCGTTCTCGACCGAACCGGCGGCGCCAACTGTCGCCGACGACATAAGGTGAGCGAGGTATTCCGGCAGCTTGCGGCCGATCACCTTCTCAAAGTCCGCCGCCTGATCTTCCGGAATCAGTTTCTTGACGAGGATCGGATTGCAGAGATTGTAGCGGTCGCGCGCTGCTCGGATCGCCCGGTAGATGACCTGATGGTACTTCTGAACGAAATGATGCTCATGCAGGATCGCGAGAGTTTCGGCGCTATCACCACCGAACATAAGAGACCCGAGCACATTCTGCTCGATCTCGGCGACGTAGGCATTCGCCTCGAACATGGGGGCATTCATGCAGACGCCCTCTTGCCGCCGATGAAGGCCTTCTGTTCTTCGTTCATGAAGAGAGCCAGCCAGCGGCGCCACGCACGACCGGCGGCGATGCCGTCTTCAAGTTTGCCGGTCGTTGCGGCAAGCTGCTGGGCGGCGGTGTACGCCTCCCATGCCTTCGCTACGTGGTCGTTCAGCACGATGACGTTGGTCAACGGATCACCTCCACTTCGATGCCGTGGATTGCGCGCATGAGCTTGCGCTTGATGGAAAAGTCCTTGGTGACGACGCCCTTGATATCAACGACGCGATACCGGTTCTGGATGGCGTCGCGGAAAGCGAAGTCAGCGATATAGGAGCAGACGGTCTCGCCGTTGACCGCGAGCGGGTAGCGCTTCTGCAGTTCGATCTGCGAGACCTGGCCGGCGCGCTCCAGCTGCTTCAGCGACGAATAGAACTGCGCCTCGCGCTTGCTGTCGAAGGTGATGCCGTCGACGGTCGTCTTCCTGTTCCGGTACTTAGAGGGCCGCTCGGTAAGATCGGCTTGGCGGATCGCTCGGAACTCTTCGGCCGTCATGCGCTCAGTCATGCCGCCACCTCGCGATACGCTGCATAGTCGTCAGCGCGCTCGAGCTTCTTCCGGCTCGGCGGAATCCAGACCAGCTTCGTGGTCGTGACGCCCTTCAGCCAGACGAGCCAGCAGTAGGAGGTGGCGGTCGATCCGGTCGCCGTGAGCCGGCCTTTGACCATGGGCACACGCTCGGAGAACTGAGCGACGATCGACGGCGGGTTCTTGCTGAAAAGGTTCTCGTATCGGCCGACGCCCTCCAAGAAGGACGTGCGGACGATCATGGCGACGCCTTCCGTCGCCAGTTCGCGGGCGCGGGCGATGAACTGCTCGGCAAGCCGGAAAGGCGGATTGCTGATGATCCAATCGGAATTCACGATCGGCGACTGGCCCATGAAGAGGAAGTCGTACTGGAACGGAAATCCGTTGGTGTCCGGCTCAATGCCATAGTCGTGAACGTCGCTGGAGGCGACCGACCTGAAATACTCGGCCAGAGGGGCAGCCATGTGCATGCGATTGCAGGCCGGCTCCCAAACCGTCTTGCTCGCCAAGTGACAACCCTTGAGGACGTGCTCACAAAGCGCCCGCGTTGCCCACGGCTGCGTCGGGAAGTCGTCGAGGCTGTCGTGAGGCTCGGAACGCTGCTGCATTACTGCGCTGGAGGTGTTCTGGCTCATGCCGCATCCTCGCGCTTAGCAAGCGCCTTCAGGTACGCGCCGCGGATCTCTTCGAATCGCGCGATGTCGTATTCCTTGGTCTCGATCTCCATTTCGGGACGAGGCTTCTTGGAACGGCGGCCGTGGTCGGCCAGCCAGGTCTGGGCACTGGCGATGCGTCGGTCGAGCCAAGCGATCATTTCGGCTGGGTCGGTCATGCCGCACCTGCCTTCGTCCGCACCTGCTTCACTGCATGCTTTAGCTTGGCGACTGACATGATGACCGGCTTCACCTCAGGCTCCGCGCCGTCGTAATCCATGCCAAACCTTCCGCCGAGATGCGGCAGAAGGGCACGTGGTATCAGCGCCCAATTGGAAGGGTCCGTGTTGAGCCGATTGCTATCCAGGCACTTGAGGCAATGCCCCTCTGGGATCGGCCCGTTGGCCTTCTCCCACTCATGGACATGCTTCAGAACATAGCGGCGCTCGAATCCTGTGTGGGGGTTCGTCTCATCGATGCTGACCTCGACATACCCGTCCTTCGAAACACGCTCATGGCCGAGATAATTGGTGTTGTGCGGCAGCTGCCCTTTCTTGAACTGCGTCTTGCGAGCGTTCGGGTGCCGACCACCCTTGCCCGGCGGGCATGGTTTTCCCTTGTTCGAAGGCACCTGCCCTTTTGAAAACTGGCCGGTGCGGCCTGTCTTCCAACCTTTTCGCTTTCGAAGAGCGTGGAGGTTGCCAGCCGAAACATCGTCTCGCGCGAACCGCGCGGTAAAGGCGGCGTGATAGTCAGCAATCGGAAGCAGCCGATTGGCATCGAGCCAATTCAATTCCTCCTCGCTGTATTTGATCCAGTGCCCCTTCATTCTGATCTGGCCTCGATCATGGGAAGGTATTTGCCGACGAAGGCGCCATGCTCGGCGACAAGCTTCGCGGCCTTCAAAGCAAGATCGGCGTTTTGGACGATCTGCTGACTGACAGAGACAACCGCCTCGGTGCGCTTCACCTCGTTCTCGATCTGCTCCGCCGTCAGATCCTCGTCGCTCAACCGCTCAAGCTGGGCAAACAGGTGATTGTTCAAGTCGATAAGCTTGTTTTTCATGACAGAGCCTTTGGGTTGGTTTTGAGGGAGATGACCCAGTTCAGGATCAACACCGCTTCCTTGCCGGGTTTGTCCCGAAGCGCGTCTTCGATCTCGCAGGCGGCGTAAAAGAGCGCATCCTCGCGCGTATCCGCGAACTTTCCCCACTTGGCGCCGACACGGTAGCCGCGGCCTCCGGTGTCGCAGTTCCACTCTGTCGACCACATCCATAGGCCGTTCTCGTGCCGATGGATCTCGATCTCAGCGCGGTTCCAAGCCATACGCGGATGCGCGAGCGTGTAGACGAAGTCAGGCTCGCCTTGCAGAACTGGTCCGTATGGGTCGACAGGGACGCGAGTTGGCGGCCGGCGAAGCGTGTCGAATAGGCTCAACTGCTGCATCACTGATCCTCGTCTCTCAGTTCCGGCGCGATGTACTCGGCCCAATCCAGCCTACGGCCGGCTATCCGCCGCCACCTTCGCGCGAGCCAAAGCCTCGTCGACACGGGCAAGCTTCGCATCCAGTGCAGCCAGACGGGCACGGAGTTCCTTGTGTTCACGCTTGCTCTCCTCGATTTCCGCTAGTCGCAGTGCGTCCATTTCCTCGGCGTCGATCCGACGCGCAGTGCCTTCCCAGATCGAGCGTGCCCGCCGCTGGGTGAATTCCTTCTCGACGAAGCGGTTGACGAACTTGCATGCTTCGTAGAACGCGTTGTCGAGTTTGCCGTAGCGACGGAGCGGGAAAGCGCTCCGCATTAAGCCTCTAGCCTCAAGAACATCGGTACTCATCGCGTTGCCTTTGTTGACCTTTTTGGCCTTGGGGCGTCGCCCCAAGCGCGTGTCATCGGTTCCCAACACCTTGTCGTTCTCCTGTGCGACCTTCACCTCGTTCAAGGAGACGCGGATGCGCACAGGCATTACTTCCGATGGAGAGGACGGCGCCGCGCCAACGGCTGCCGGTCCCTCCCAGGTCTTTCCGTTTCGCGGAGCCAAACCGCCGCAACATTTTGGCTCTGCCGCCGGTGACGCGCCCTCGTCGTCACCGGCAATCCCTATTGGTGAGCTTGTGAGCGCCGTCGTTTTGAGGCTCTCGAACAAGCGCATCAGGTTGAAAGTTGTGCGAGCCTCCGACTGGGAGGAGGACGACGGAGGCTCGCGCTAGCCGGGGGAGGAAGCCGGCCAGTTTCGTTTTCAGAGACGACCGTCGCGAACGTCCGCCAGGATCAGGGCGGCCAGTTCGTCATCAGTCATTTTCAGGAACTTGTTCTCAGCGATCAGGTCGCAGCGCTCAGCAGCGAGCCGCCCGATCTTGTCGCAGGCCGCGTTGAAGATCTTCGCGCCGATGGCGGCGAGGCCGATGGAAGCACCACAGACAAGCAAGGTATTCATCATCATGCAGCCCTCTTCTGATCTGAACTTGGATTGGACGGAGCGGCGCGGCTCACCTGGGCGCGATGGAAATCCACCCTGCCTTCAATGGTTCTTTGAGCCGCCGCGTCTTCTGATTTGGATGGTCGGAGGTACTCGCTCATGCGACTTCCTCCGCCTGCTCGCGTTTGCGCATGGCAACGGTGCAGGCATGACAATGCTTGTCGCTATAGCCTCCGCAGGCCTCCCCCGGATTGAGGCAGTGAGGCCGCAGGACGTATTTCGGCTTGGCGATGGAATTGGTTGCCGTCTCTCCGGCTGTCACGCTCTCCGCGGCGTTGGCGACGTTGGTTGCGGCGTTCCGTGCGCGCTCCGCGCTGCTCTCTACATCTTCGCCTCCTGCTTTGGCGCCGGCAGCTTCCGCCTCAGCGCTGGGGGATTCGGTCTCGCCCTGAGAGGCAGAGGCGATTTCCTGTTCTTCACGCTCGATCATGATGTCGACGGCGGCGATCAGAGCCGCGCGGCCGACTTCCGTTTGTACGCCGGCAGCAATCGTTTCGACGAGCTTGGCGCTGACATCCGCCTCGATGATCTCGCCCGTGGTCGGGTCAAATTGTTCAATGTTTTCTCGTGCGCGGGCGGGCGCAGGCGCATGAGAGGATTTGCCTTCGTAGGCGCACAGGTACAAATCGAAGATGGCGCCCTGCTCCGCGACGGTGTCATGGCCCTTCTTCGCGACCTTGCGCAGATGAGCGACGACGTTGCCCATGGCGGTCTTGTCGAACCCCATGGATTTCGCTTCCGCGTAGATGTCGCGGATGTCCTCACCGATCGTGTCTTGCTCTTCCTTCAAGCGAAGGATGCGGTCGATGAAAGCCTTGATCTGGGCGTCGGCGCTCATAGCCCGCCCTCCGCCATACGGTTGAACTCGACGATCGCCGCCCGACGGGCGCGCCAATCAACTCTCCCAGCCACGTAGGAGGCCGCATGCCCAGTGTCGGAAAGCTCGGAACCCCGGAAGAGCCCGTCTTCATCTTCGACGAGGGCGCACCGGCCCTTTACGTCGACCTGATCACAGAGCTCGAAGTCGACGAGAACGACATCGTCCGCATCTCGTTCGGCGCCATGTCCCGAAACGGCGACGGGCAGATCAAAGCCATGATCGCGGTTCGGATCAGGATGCCGAAGAGTATCGCTCGCGATTTCTGTCGGGCACTGACGAAGATGCAGAAATGAGGTCATTCCGCCGTCTCCCGCACCTCAAAGAACGATTTAGGCTCGACCGCCCCGCCAGTAGCGCGGCAAATCTCTTCGATGACGCTCTTGCTAAGATTCTCACCGCGCATATACCGGTGCACTTGGGCCCGGCTCTTGCCCAGCAATGCAGCAAAAGCTGTTACAGTTGTGTGCTCGTGGATATAATCTTCAAGGGTCATGTAGCAATTACTGCTACACTTTTGCGTGGCTGTCAATGCCAGTGTAACATTTTATGGCATAGAAGATGCTGCGAATCTGGCGGATAAGATGCCAATGACAAAGAATTGGCTTGATCCCTTCCTCAAAGCGTCGAAGTTCGCCTCTCAGGAGGAACTAGCCGAAGCCATCGGCGTCTCGCGCGCGACCATCAACCGCCTCGCAAACGACCACACGCAACTAAAGCGTGACCGGGCGAAGGTGCTGGCGGAGCTGCTGGGAACCACGGTCGAGGCTTTGCTTCTGAACCGGCCGCCCCGCAACTCCCTGGTCTCGAGCTTTGATCCGGACGCAGAGGAAACCGTGCAAGAGCATGGTGACGATGGCTACACCCGCGAGCACTGGCACGCGCACGTCCAAGGAGCGATTCCGGAAATTGACGTCAAGCTCGGAGCTGGAGAGGGATCGATCGGAGGCGTCATCAATCTGCCGGTCAGCGCTTCGAACGTCTCAGGCCATCAGGTCGTGGCAGAATGGCTTATCCCAGACGCATACCTGCGCAACGAGGCCAGGGCGTCGCCTTCACACACGCTGATTATGGAAGTCGTCGGGGATTCGATGTTCCCGACCTATTCGCCCGGCGACCGAGTTCTCGTCGATCTTTCCCAGAATAGGCTTGTGGCAGACACGGTGTACGCGATTAGCGACGGCTATTCCGAACCACAGATCAAGCGGCTGCAGCGCATCCCCTTCAGTGATCCTGTGCAAGTCGACATCGTTTCAGATAACGAGCATCTGCGCACGATCACGGTCGAGCTCGACCGGCTGACGATAATCGGCCGCATCTGCGGTCACATCGCAAGGAAGTAGAACGGCGCCTAAGCGCCGCCCCTCATCAGGAACCGTTCGTCGCGCGTTCGGATGTCCGCCACCACAATGCCGACGACCAGCGCGTCGAATTTGATGCGGCTTAGCCGGTGTATGCGGCCGCGCCTCTTTTCTTGCGACAGTTCAAGCCCGCCGCATCCGTCATATGCGTTTGTCACTCGGTAGAGGTCGGCGATCCCTCCGACATCGACAAGATAGATGCCCTCCCCCTCATAAGAGGCTACCGGTGCCAGGAGCGCGTAATCGCGTCCACCGCGGAGCGTCGGCTCCATAGCGTCACCAGTAACCGCATGTACGCGAAAGCGATCAGATAGGACGTTCTCAGTCGGTACGCTCGGAAAAGAAAATTCATGCATCATGCCCTCGTTGACGATTACCAACACCCCCAGCACCAGAGTGCGCAGGCACGTTAGCGCGACGCTCGCAGTTATCGACCCCCAAAGTGAGGACGGCCTGAAGGTTGTGGATTGTCACAAACCGTCGCGATTTATCATAGACAGGGATGGTTCTTCAGAAGCGCCGTTCCCGTTTGTGACAGTTCGATGACAGTCCACAGGAAAGAACCCATGCAAATCCATGGCGCGTTTTCTATTCCCTAACGCATGTGGCTGATTTCCCACGGCTGAAAACGAGGGCAGCCGGCCGATTTGGCGTACATCACATTTTCGTAATGTGGAAAACTTGCCGTGATCGGGACCCGCTTCGACTGGTCAAGGTGATCAGCCTAGCGGTACATGCATGCTACACGCTCGAAACGAGTGTCAAATCTCTTGCGTCATTTTATGTTACATGGCGGTTGACACTGTAGCATAAACTGTTACATTTGCTTTCATCAACACACGGCGACGCCGGGAGATGAAAGCGATGATGATCAGCTTCTCAGTAGACTACGACTTCGAAGAGCTTCAGCTCTGCGACGAGGGCCTGATGGCCAACGGAACCGCAACGCTCGTCCACGACGGCGACGGCGAGTTCTATGTCGATGAAGTCGTTCTGATCGGCGGCAAGCGGCTGGACCGCAAGGGCACCGGCGCCTGGGGCTTCCCGAGCCTCGTCAACAAGGCTCTCTTCGATGCCATTGCCACCCTGATCGAGAACGACAGCCACGCGCAGGACTTCTTCCAGAACGCGCTTGAGGAAGGCTCCGCCCCTGATCCGGACCGTGCTTACGACGAGCGCCGCGACCATGCCGCTATGGGGTGGGTCGCGTGATGGGCAAACACACACTCGGCCCTTGGAAGGCTGAACTCAGCCCCGGCAGAGGCGTCCTGAGTGTCGTCTCAGAGACGACATGGATTTGCGGAGAAATCCAGAACGGCACCATCCCAGATGAAGAAGCTTGGGCCAACGCCCGCCTGATCGCCGCCGCCACGGATCTCCTCGATGTTCTGAGCGAGTGCGAGGCCTACTTCGACAACCGCGCCGACGCTGACTGCGACCAGGACGGCTACATCCCGAACGAAGAAATGAAGCTGCTCACGCTCGTTCGTGACGCGCTCCGAAAGGCAGGTGCGTGATGACCGATATATCCGGTCGCAGAAACCAAGACCAATACATGCTTCGTCTTCCTGACGGCATGCGTGAAAGACTCCACGCAGAGGCAAGATCCAATGCCAGATCTCTAAACGCCGAGATCGTTGCGCGGTTGGATGCGTCGTTATCAGGGAACCGGCAGCTTTCGTCGGCGGTAGCCGAGTTCCTCGATCGGCACATTCAGAGCGAAGTCAACGCGCGGCTGAAGGCCATCGCGGCGAAGATCGGCGGTGCGGAATGAACCGCCCCTCCTGCCCAGCCTCCGAGTTCGGCTGCACCTGCAACCGCTGCGCTGTCGATCGCGACGACGATCTTGAAGCGCTCAAGCAGTTCAACCGCGCAAGCTACTCACTCGCCATGTCCCTGATCTTCCTGGCTGCCGTCCTCGGCGTGCTTGCGGCCGGCCTTTGGAATGCCGACCGGGTTCAGGAACTCGTCGCCCACGAAAGGAATGTCTGAAATGGATGTGACCTCCACTTCCACCTCTACCGACTTGATCATCTCGCTTCCGGTCAAGGCCGATGTGGCCACCTTCACCGATCAGGCATCGTTCGAAACTCTTTACGAGAAGATCGTCAAGAAGGTCGGAGAACACGTTCCTGATGTCTCGACGAAGACTGGCCGCGATGCCATCGCCTCGCTTGCCTACAAGGTCGCTCGGACGAAGACGACGCTGGACGCGCAGGGCAAGTCTCTCACCGAAGAGTGGCGCAAGAACACGGCCAAGGTGAATGCGACGCGCAATCTGATTACCGAGCGGCTCGACGCCCTGCAGAAGCAGGTACGCAAGCCGCTCACCGACTGGGAGACCGCCGAGGAAGCGCGCGTCGCCAAGCATCAATCCAATCTCGACCGGTTGCTCTCCTACATCACCCTGCCGGTGAAGCCTTCAGAAGAGCTTCGGGCGATGCTGGCCGAAGTCTCGGCGATCATCGTCGATGACGCTTGGGACGAGTTCCGCGACCGCGCCGAGATTGCGAAGGCGGACGCCGTCGCCGTGCTTAATCGCCTTATCGAAACTGCTGAAAAGCAGGAAGCCGATGCTCGCGAGCTTGAGCAGCTCCGCGCAGAGCGCGAGGCCCGGCTTGCCGCCGAAGAGGCGAAGCGAGCCGAGGAGACCCGCATTGAGGCAGAGCGGCAAGCCGAGGAGCGCCGGAAGGAAGAGGCGGCCCGCATCGAGAAGGAAGCCCGCGAGAAAGCCGAACGCGAAGCACAGGAACGCATCGAGGCGGCCGAACGAGAGGCGCGGGAAGCCAACGAGCGGGCAGAACGCGCAGCCGCATCAGAGCGCCAGCGCATCGCCGACGAACAGGCTGCGGAGATTGCAGCGCAGCAGCGTCGCGAAGCCGACATAGAGCACCGCCGCACGGTCAATAACACCGTCGTCAGCTCCCTCGTCGCATGCGCCGACATCAGCCCCGACCAGGCCAAGAAGATCGTCGCTCACATGGTGAGCGGCCTGATCCCCAACGTCACCTTCACCTACTGAGGAGCACGCCAGTGAACGCTGTAGCGAAGCATGAACTGCAGGAAGACACGAGGATTGTTCCTGCCAACGATGCGCCGATGGTCGCCATGATCGAGCGCATCGTCATGGACCCGTCTATTCCGATCGACCGCCTCGAGCAGATGCTCGCGATGAAAGAGCGGATGGAAGACCGCCAGCGCCAGCAGCTTCGCGAGGACCGGGAATACGAGGCTAAGACCGCCTATTTCTCGGCGATGTCGGCATGCCAGGCCGAGCTTCCCGTAGTCACGAAGAACCGCCGGAACTCGCATACCAATTCGAGCTATGCCGACTTGGCCGCCATCGAAGAACAGGCCATGCCGATCATCTACAAGCATGGTTTCGGGGTTTCATTCCAGCCGGACGGCTACAACGATATCGGCGAACTGCTGATCAAGTGGGAGATTTCTCACGCTGGCGGCTATGTCCGGAACGGCATCGGCGCGATCCCGGTTGACGGCGCAGGCGCGAAGGGCGGGGTCAACAAGACCGGAACGCAGGCCTTTGGCAGCACCGCCACCTATGGCCGGCGCTACCTGCTCTGCATGCTCTTCAACATCAGCACCGGCGACGACCGTGACGGAAACGCTCCGACGGCTAAGCCCGAAGACGTACAGAAGATCACCGATGCTCAGGCATCGGTAATCCGCGAGCTGATCCAAAAGGCGGAAACGACCGCCGATCATTTCTGCAAGCACTACAAGATCGAGGCCATCCCCGACATCCCGTCGACGAGCTTTGCCGAAGTCGTCGCGTCACTCCGCCGGCGCATTGCAGCCATCGAACAGCGCAAGGGTCAGAACAATGGATAACATCGTACAAGGTACGGCCGAATGGCATTCTCTCCGGCTTGGCAAGGTCACGGCCTCGCGCGTCGCGGATGTGATCGCGAAGACGAAGACCGGCTATTCCGCCTCCCGTGCCAACTATGCGGCGCAGCTCGTCACCGAGCGCCTCACCGGCCTGCCGACCGAAGGCTTCACCAATGCCCCCATTCAGTGGGGCACGGACATGGAGCCGGAGGCGCGCGCCGCCTACGAATTCTATCGTGCCGAGGAAGTCGAGCAGATCGCTTTTGTGCCGCATCCGACGATTGGCGATGCCGGCGCCTCACCTGATGGCCAGGTCGGCCCCGAAGGCCTCGTCGAGATCAAATGCCCGAATACGGCAACTCACATCGAAACCCTGATCGGCCGCGCTGTGCCCTCCAAGTATGTCACGCAGATGCAGTGGCAGATGGCATGCACCCGTCGGAAGTGGTGCGACTTCGTGTCGTTCGATCCGCGCATGCCCGAATCCATGCGCTTCTTCTGCCAGCGCGTCCACCGTGATGACGCCATGATCGCCGAGCTTGAGCGGGAGGTTGTCATCTTCCTGAACGAGGTCCGCGCGAAGGTCGCCGAGCTGCGCCGGCTCTATGAGCAGGCGGACGCGGACGCCGCCGCCGAACTGTTGATGGCGGGCTGATTATGCGGAAGAAGGAAAAGCCACCGCTGATCCAGGCGGTCATGACGCCGCGGGGCCTCCGGGCCCACACTCAGGACGACGCCGAGAAATTGGCGTCGATCCCGGAAGGCCAGATTTTCGAGATCGTGCCTGTCACCAAGCGATCGGATAGGCAGCTCCGCACTTACTGGAAGGCTCTTGGCCTGGTGGTCAAGGTCACTCAGAAGTGGTCGAGCGCCGAAAACCTGCACCGCGACATCAAGATGACCCTCGGCTACCGCGAGCAGGTCGTGAACATGCGCACCGGCGAAATCACTCTCGTTCCCGACAGCATCGCTCTCGACAAGATGGACCATGCCGAGTTCTGCGAATTCATGAACCAGGCCATGGCGCTGATCGCCGACACTGTCGGCTTCGATCCGCTGGCCTTCCTAGCTGAGGAACGCGCAGCATGACCGATATTCCAGTCATCCACATGGACCCCCGCCCAATTAAGTCGATCTGGTTCGAAGGCGAGAATGCCGGAGGCTACTCCATCGAGCCCCGGCTGGACGGCTCTACCAGCAAGATCGTCGCCTATGGTGAGAACGGTCAAATGGCGCCGGTCCCGTTCTATGCCGTCTATGACCACGCCGGTCAGATCAAGGCTCGCGTTCCGGCTCAGATGGTCACCGTCGTCTATGTTGAGGGAGATGCGGCATGAACCCGAAGCTTCTCCATATCCTTCAGCATTCCCTCGGCGCCGATGAATACGGTCGTGGCGGAGGATATCGCGACCACTTCGTCACAGGCGAAGGCAGCAAGGATCACAGCGACTGCATGGAGCTCGTCGAGGCGGGTTTGATGACGCGCCGCGCGAATATCGAGATCTATGGCGGGATGGATTTCTTCCGCGTCACGGAAGCCGGCAGGGCGGCGATGGTTCAACATAGTCCTTCGCCCCCAAAACTCACCAAGGGTCAGCAGCGATACCAGGATTATCTCAATGCTGATTGCTCGATGACCTTCATCGAGTACCTCAAGTATCGGGATGCGCGCGACAGGAGGGCAGCATGAAGAACCCGTTTCCTGTCAACCTTCAGACATCCGAAGAAGTGCGCAAGGCTGGATGGCAGGCGGAAACCCGCGATGCTGACGGCCACCTTTGCCGAACTCATGCGCCGTTCGAGACCGACGAGGACATAGTCTGGCTGGTGCGCGAAGCGCTTGAGAACGGCGAGACTGTAACCATCTGGCCAGCAAAAGGCGGTGCAGCATGACCAACAACGTCAAAGACACGATTCGCGCGCTCGCCGCTGCCAAGGCCATCATCGACGGCCGTAACCCGTTCACCGAATATTCCTCTGTTTTGGTCACTGCAGAGCACGCCTTCGCAGTTGTTCTTCTCGCCTGTATGGGCGGGGATTCCCGCAAAGCGGCAGCTATGCTCAACGAGGGGCTTGTTCAGGGGATCGAAGAGCGTCTTGCACTCTATGCGTCGAAAGGCGGTGCAGCATGACCGGCCCGTTCCTCATCTGCGATCTGCGCCCTGAATGGAATTGGCGTCCGTACGTGACGTTCTGGCGCCCCAATAATGCCAACTACGCTTATCCGCTCGTATGGTCTGGAGACTATACCGAAGTCGAAGTCATGGCAGGCGGGAGCTACTACACGACCGTCGAGAGCGGCTCACTGATCCGTTTCCCCATATTGCGGTCGCTCGTCGAGCCGTTTGCCCGCGCGCCGGAGCCTGGCCACATCGACGGCGACACCGGACCTGTCGTCCGCAACGATTCCACAACTCGCGCAAAGCTGAGGAAGCTAGCCTATGAGCCCGCGATCTTGGCCTTCGCCACTTCGGAGTTGGCATCATGATCGATTGGCAGAAAACCGCCTCCCACGTCATAGGGGAGGTTCACCGTAGCCTTCCGGCCGACGCCGACCTCGCCGCCCGCAAGAAGGCGTTGCGTGCCGCTCGCCCATGGGAATTCGCCTCGACGAGCTGGGGCAAGAAGGTCTGGGCGAAGCACTCGCGCAAATACCTGGAGAAGTTCGGCCTGCCGCCGCTAAAGGTGAAGGCCGTCGAAGATCACCTCTCACCGCTTGAGCGGTTGATGGCAAAGGCGAAGGGGAACGCAGCATGACCGATCGCCCTATTCTCTTCTCCGGCCCGATGGTCCGCGCGCTGCTCGCCGGGCGCAAGACGCAGACCCGGCGCATCATCAAGCCGCAGCCTTTCGCGAGCGGGTATTATGACGGGGAAATCGAGCTCAACGTCATTCCAGCGAATAACCAGTACCCGAAAGCGTTCCGCTTTAACGCCAATGCAGTCGGAGGCGGCGCCATCCTCGAGGAAGTATTCGAGCCGCTCATCAATGCCGGCGACCGGCTTTGGGTGAAGGAGAACCACTATCTCACCGATGACGGCGACGATGAGTATGCGGTCTATGTCGCCGATGGCAACGACGCCACCGGAGAACACCTGCATGAAATTGCCGCTCTCGAAAAACTTCACCCGGCAGTGGACTGGTCAAAGCACAAGAAGCAGCGTCCGTCGATCCATATGCCCCGTTGGGCATCGCGCATCACCCTGATCGTCACCGACGTTCGCGTCGAGCGTCTGCAGGATTGCTCCGTAACCGATGCGTGCGCAGAAGGGGCGCTCGTCCCGCCATACACCGAGCAATTCGCGAACGTACACGCTCTGCCGATGTATCAGGCGATTTGGCAAGGCATCAACGGCCCCGGCTCATGGGAGGCTAACCCCTGGGTTGCCGCCTACACCTTCACGGTCATCAAGCAAAACATCGACCAGATCGAGAAGGTGGCCGCATGAGCTACAGCCTCCTCAGCCGAACGCTGGCCAAATCCAGAAAAGAGCACCAGTGCATTTGGTGCTGCCACCAGATCCTCACCGGCTCTCATTATGTGCGGGAAATCTCCACTTACGACGGCCATTTCCAGAACTTCGCTTGGCACGAGGCATGCCGGAAGGACGCCGATCAGTATTTCGTTGAGAGCGGCGCCGAGGAGTTCACTTCCGGCAACGAGATGCCGTTTCACGCTCTCTATGAGTTGGAGGCAAGCCTATGACCGGCCCCGCTCGCTACTTCCACGGCGGATTCGGCGGCCTGACCGTCGGCCAGTTCGTCCTGCCGCCGGCGACGACGAAGGCACCGTCGACCGCGCGCTTCGGCGCCGCCGGTGTCTGCAACACGAACAAGGTCTATCTCTGCACCGACATGCACGGCGCTCTTCTCTACGCCTGCATGCATTGGTCCGGTTGCGGCAAGGTCTATGAGGTCGAGCCGATCGGCGAGTTGACGCCGGATCCTGACGCAGCGCGGGCGGGCTTCTCCTTCGAGTGCGACAAGGCGCGCGTCCTCCGAGTGATCCGGGTGCGCGGGAAGCTCATCAAGCAGGTTCAGCGAGACATGCTCCGGGAGGCCGTGTGATAGATTTATTCGACGACAAAGCCTCGATCATGTCGACGATAACCGACGGCATGAAGATGAAGGCCCAGATGATCAAAAAGGGCCTCACCGCCGCCCGCGTCCGCTGCCCCCAGTGCGACGGTTTCCTTCACGCGCGCCTCGCCGGCCGGAAGAACCACCTTCGGTTCTGGTGCGACGGCCCGTGCAAGCGGCAGATGATGGAGTAGCCGATGCGCAGCGTCCCCGAATGGATCGGCCGTACCGACGACAGCATGCCGACGGATGCATGCAAGCGCCGCATTCTCGATCGCCAAGGCTGGAAGTGTGCCATCACCGATCAGGAGTTCCGCGACGGTGTGAAGGCAGAGTTCGATCACATCGTTCCGCTCTGGCTCGGAGGCGAGAACCGGGAATCCAACCTGCAGGCAATCACGAAGAAGGCGCACCAGGCCAAGACCGCGACGGAAGCGACTGTTCGATCGAAGGTCAATGCCAACCAACTCAAGCGAGTGGCGGCCAAATCCAAATCCGGGCGCGGCTTCAACAAACAGTTCAAGCGGAAAATGAACGGCGACGTCATCGACATTCGCACAGGGGAAATTGTCAACGCGAGGGAACGGCCATGACGGATAGAGAGATGATAAACGCCGCAAGATTTCTGCTGGATCGTCTCGATGATTACGAAGCCAGAATGGACGACATAGACGATGAGCGCGAGTTCATTGGCCATGTCGCTCCGGCTGCGGCTCGTCTCCGCTCCTGCCTTCTCGATAAGCCGGAGGCGGTAGAGGTGGTTGGCAGCCGGGATGCACTGATAGATCGGCTGGTGAAGGCGCTGGAAGCTGCTGAAACGTATGTCATCGACGGCGTGACGACGGCAAAGCAGAACCTGGAGATGAACGCAGCCTATCCGGCCCGCAAGCCCCGATATGAGGCCGAATTGCAGGAGGCGCGCGATATCTATGCTGAATGCCAAGCTGCGCGCTGCGCCGCCCTCGCCGCAGCCAAGGATAAGCCATGATCCCCGACCTCACCAACGCCAGCCCCGAAACGCGCGAATGGTACGCTCTCTCCGAGGACATCCGCACGGCAGCAGTGGAACTCGCCGGTCCGCTTCGGCCCATGACGCACATCGAAACGCTGCTGGCGATCGGAAGGGCGATTGCCGGCGAACGGGAGCGCGACCGTTGGCAGCCGATCGAGACGGCGCCGAGGGATGGGACACGCATCCTGCTTCGCCTATCCAACGGCGAAGTCTTCTCGGGCTGGGGAACGAAGGAAGCCGGATTTCAGAAATTCCACGCGGACGGCACAGATATTGGCTGGCTCAATCCGCGGCACTGGCAGCCCCTACCATCTCCACCATCAGGAGGGGACGAATGAACCTTACCCCCATCCCCCTTCACGAAGCCGCCGCCCTCCTCGGCATCACCGAGCAGGATGTCGGCAATCCCGTTCGCCTGGTGCGCGAGTTGATTCGGCGTCACGAGATACCCTTTGTGCGCTGCGGACGATCGGTTAAGCTCCGCCCCGATCAAGTGCGGCTCCTTGCTGAGAAGATGGTTCAATGCCCCTCAAGATCACCAGACACGACAACGGAATTTACTACGTCTCCGGTACCGTCACTGTCTGGCGAAATGGAAAACCTCATCCAGTTGAGGTCCGCCGCTCCACAAAGGTCCGGGACCGGGAACAAGCGGACGCCATCAAGCGGCAAATCGAAAACGAGGTCGCGGAGCGCAATATCACCGGTAAGGAACCCGCTCTCACGTTCCGCCAGGCGGCAGAAAGATACGTAAAGCTTGGAGGGGAAGCGCGGTTTCTCCGCGCGAACAAGGACGGAACGTTCGAACTGCACTCACGCTTCCGCAACCTTTCGAAGAAGCCGGTCGATCAGATCACACAGGAACTGATCGATGACGAGGGCCTGCGCGCTTATCCGAACAGCGCGACGCGTCGCCGGCAGTTTCATGCGCCGGTGATCGCAGTCCTGCGGAAGAACGGCGTCAAGCAGCAATTCGAGAGGCCGGAGGACAGCCAGAAGCGGACCGACTTCTTTCGGCCGGATCAGGCCGTGGAGATGCTGGGCCGCATCATGGATGCCAGATACCCGAATCCATGGGCGCCGGCGTTCGTCACGTTCCTCTTTGGGCAGGGATCGCGCATCGGCGAAACCCTCTCGATCGACGGCCGCGACGACATCAGCCTGGACCACCGTTACGCCATCCTGCGCGACACAAAGAGCGGCAAGGAGCGCATGGTCAATCTCTGCCCGCGCGTCATCGCCGCGTGCTCGACGCTCCCGAACCTCGGCCAGCGGGGTCCGTTGTTCCTCCGATACGATGGCAGGCCGTACGCGAAGAAGGAGGACCGTGGATACCGGTTCGGGTTTTGGAACCGGGCCGTGGCTGAGATCGGTCTGGATAACACCGTCTACACGCCGCACACCGCGCGCCACTCATGGGCGACCTGGTTCTATAGCCAGACGAAGGACGTTGTTCGCCTGAAGGCTGAAGGCGGGTGGGATTCGTCGGAGTGGGAGCGCTATGTGAAACTTGCGGCTCCGAGCCTTGGAGCTGAGGCCATAAAGCACAGCTTCGACTTCAGGCAGTTTCACGATTTCGATGGCCGAAACAAAAAATCCGCAAACAGCTGA